ATTCCGATGATGAATGGGGAAACTTTATTTTCTGTATCAATGTTACTCAATTCATTATAGAAGCTGCGCAAATATTTGGTCTTCCTAACGAAGACTAAAGTGTGTGTATATTATCCATATAATATAATATCATGTCTAAAAAGAGACCCATGTTACGTCTTACACCTGGAACGATAAATCTCGAAACTAGTGAAATTAAACAGAAGATTATATTGAAAAACCATCAAAGTCCCGGTGATATCGTTATGTTAACAGCAGCAGTTAGGGATTTATATAAAGCGCATGGGAACAAATTCCAAATTGGTATCGCCACGACATGCGAAGAAATATGGGAGAACAATCCCTATATAACAAAGTTGAATCCTAAAGACCCAACTGTTAGTGTTATAGAATGCGATTATCCTTTAATACATAAAAGCAATACATCGGCTTACCATTTCATCCATGGTTTTACCATGTTTTTAGAAGATACTCTAAAATTGAGAATACCTGTAACAGATTTCAAGGGGGATATACATATATCTGATGCAGAAAAAAGTTGGATATCTCAAACAGAAGAAATGGGAAACAAAGATCATTTTTGGATTATGGTAGCTGGCGGCAAAAGAGATTATACAGCCAAATGGTGGAATCCAAAATATTACCAACAGGTTGTAGATCACTTTAAAGGAAAAATAACTTTTGTTCAATGTGGACAATCACATCATTGGCATAGGAAATTGAAAGGTGTTATTGATTTAATAGGAAAAACCGACCTGCGACAATTCATTAGATTGATTTACCATTCTATAGGAGTTGTTTGTCCTGTTACATTTGCTATGCATGCGGCTGCGGCTATAGAAATGAAAAAGAATACTCCAAAGCATCGCCCATGTGTCGTTATTGCAGGAGGGAGAGAACCTTCACAATGGGAAGAATATCCCAATCATAGATATCTTGATACAAATGGAGCATTGAGTTGTTGCGATAATGGTGGATGTTGGGCTTCTAGGTGCCAGAAAGTAAGCGATGGAGATAAGAAGGATAAAGAAAGTTTATGCGTTTATCCTATTCAGGTAGAAAACAAACTTCGGATACCTAAATGCATGCACATGATAAAGCCAAAACATGTTATAGAAGCCATAGAAATGTATTATAGCGGCGGAGTATTGGAATACGGAAGTTCTTTGAAATGAAAATAGGTATATTCTCAAAATTCGAGATGTCCGGAGGTTCTGAATTCAGAGCGGTTTATCTAGCCAATGGTATAGCTAAATATACAGAACATGAATCATATCTTTTATCAGAAAAACAATTTCCTAATAAAATAGAAAAAACCGCTGATAAAGAAATTTCTTTAGTGAAGAACGTATTTTTACCCAAACCAGAGAACTTGGAAGTTCTTTACGAGATGGATTGCATTATTGTAATCAACACTGACTGCAAAAATTTTTCTCATATCGATTATTGGACTGGTAAGTCTCCAAGACATAAATGTAAAGTAGATATGTCTAGAATCAAAAAGATGGTGTTTCTTTACAACTTTTTGATTAGTCCTAGTATAAATCTTGTTACGATAGAAAAAGAATGTAAAAATATCAACATTCTTGTGACGAACAAAAAATTCTACAAAGAGATTATAGACCAAAGCAGATATAATTGCATATCTCATATACCAAGAATGATACTTGAAAGTCCTATAGAACCAAGTACTATATCAATTGTAAAAACTGATTCCAAGAAGATACGCATAGGTTGTCATGCTAAGGGAGGCGACTCTAAGTGGAATCATGATTTGCCCGAACTTATAAAGAAGATAAATAAGTTGCATGGCCCAAAGATATCTTGGGATTTTATGGGCATGAATAGCAAAATGGCAAATCAAATAAAAGCTATTGACAATGTGATTGTTCGTGCAGAATTTTCTACGTCGGTAAAAGACTTTTTACAGGGTGTAGATATATTCCTGTTTTTCCCCTCATGGAAACGAGAAGAGCCTTGGTCTAGAGTTGTTGCAGAAGCAATGACAAGCGGGTGTCCTATTGTATCTACCGACAAAGGTGGAACAAAAGATCAAGTAGTTATTAGGAATAATGGGTTACTCCATAACAACATAGATGGTATGTCTAGGTCTTTAGACAAATTAATAAAAAACCCAGATATGGTTTCTCGTATGAGGCGAAATAGTATCGTTTATTCTAAATTCTTTTCGTCTGACTGGGTAGTAAAAAAACTAATAAGATTCATAGGTGAAAATGTCATGAAACCAAAAGAAGATATTAAAACGATCAAAGATCACAACGACGACTGGAAAAAAAGTATTAAAAGTAGGTCCGATCAATCCCTAAGAGACCTGTATGACAAATCTGAAGATGAACAAGCTTGGATATCAAAAGGATTCCTGGATTTGTTTACTCATATACTTGATTATGAAGTTTTGGTTTATCTTGGTTCTCCTTTACATAATTTGACATGTTTGGAAATAGGAGTAGGAGGAGGTCGATTATTATTGCCAGCTTCTTATACCTTCAAAGAAGCGTATGGAGTTGATATACATGGAGATTTAGATAGAACTAAAAAATGGATGTTTAAACATGGAAGAAAAAACTTTGGACTATTTTCTTCTATGAATGCTAGACCAGATAATTCTATCGATTTTATATATAGTTATATAGTGTTTCAACATTTAATAGATATTGTTCAAGTAGAAAATTATTTTAGAGATATAAGAAGACTTTTAACTGATAAGGGTTTGGCTGCTATTTGCTATGCTGCTTTAGAAGAAGATTCAAATGATGAAGTTTGGACAAGAGACAAGGATCACAACGTGGGAGTTGTTTCTTTAAGAGTAAAACCCGATGTTATAGAAAGAATAGCAAACGAACAAGGTCTAGAAATTGTATATCATAACGTTCCTAGAAAATACCCGTGGAGCAATTATACTAGAAAAGGTGGTCAAAGTAGAGTCCTATTGAAAAAGAAATGAAAAATATAATAGTATGCAATTTGTCTCATGTAAAAAGATTTGCTGACTACGAAGAGTATATCAAAGCACAGATAGATAATAGTTTAGATTTGGGATGGGAACAAAGCGACATTATTCTAGTTACTAACTTTGATTACTCGTACAGAGACGTTGAAGCTTTTGTAACTGAAATGAACTGTGATTTTTGTCTTACAGGCAGTAAAGCATTTGCTGCGGTGAAGTTGTTTAATGAGGGGATGATTACAGAGAGAGCATGGTTACACGATTTAGATGCTTGGCAACTTTGTAAATTCAATTTTCCTGATATCAATGATATAGGTATGGTTTCTTATATCAGAAGATGGAATGGTGGTAGTGTATTTTTAAAACCGTCGTCTAAAGATATATTTGAAGCCATTGTCGAAGGCATCAATAAAACTCATTCCAGTAAAGAAGAACCACTTATTAAAATAGTTTTTAAAAACGATGAATACAAAGATCGTGTAACTACTATAGATCATTCGTTTAATGTAGGTGCTACAGGATTTGAGAAAAGATATATCAAAAGCAAAAAACCTATCAAGGTTGTCCATATGCATCCTACAAGAAAAGGTGATTGCGCCAGAAATATAGGTGGTAGAAATAGACTAGCAATTAGATTAGTAGATGAGAGATTAAAAAATATATTTGTTAAACATTTTGGAGAGAATGTAGCTCCATATGGTCAAGATGCAAAAGTAGAGATTGAATGTTCTCCTAAAATCAAACTCAAAATAGGAGTTTTGAAAAACGGATCGGAATTTCATACTAATCGCCAAAAATACAAACTTATGAATTGTCCTGATTCACTATTAGGAAAGAAGTTTTTAAGACTTCCTCACAAGAAACCCTGTCAGCTAACTATTAAAGCAAAAGAATCGGGCATTCTTATTTTAGGGATTTGCAAACAGCATGTATTGATAGAGAAAGGCTTGAATGCTTCTGGATGGTATTATATACAACATGCCAAATTAGAAACCAATTATAGAGACGTTAGTAGCTTTTCTCTTTATACAAGATTAGTAAATAAAGGAAATGTTATAAAATTATCACATGATTATAAAGTAAATCCGATTATCATATCAAACAGGATAGAAGTTATATGAATGTAGGAAGAGATATTTGGAAAGGCGAATTTACTAAGACTGTAACTAATAATTACAAAATATCGATATGTACTACATGTATGAATAGATTGCACGATTTGAAGCAGACTTTACCTATCAATATGAAACTTAATAAACATTATCCAAATCTAGAATTTATAGTATTAGATTATAACTCATCTGATGGACTTGACAGATGGATGAAAAGTAAACACGCTCAACCACATATAGAATCTGGTTTACTTGTTTATTATAAGACTACAGAACCGCATGTTTATAGTATGACTCATTCTAGAAATGTTGTTATGAAACTTGCTACTGGTGATATAGTAAATAATGTCGATGCTGATTCATATGTTAAATCATTAGTAGATTCACCACAATATTGTTTTGCAGAATATATAAATATGTTGGCTAATGAAAGACCACAAAAATCTGTATTTGCTAAAGGTAAACAACTCTTACATGGAAGAATAGGATTTTTTAAAAAAGAGTTTGTAGATTTACTTGGTGGTTATGATGAAGTAATAACTGGTTATGGTTATGACGATTGGGATATTGTTATGAGAGCATCTGCTTTGGGATTTAAATGGATGGTTTATGGTAGTAGGTATTTATGGAGGATTAGGACTAGATGGGAAGAAAAGATGGAAAATATGTCAGAAGTAAATAAGATAGATAGACAAAAAATAAACAAAAGTATTTCTGATAAAAACATACAGTCTGGCAAATTAAAAGCTAATATAGGAAGACATTGGGGGAAAGCCACTGTAACCAAGAATTTCAGTAAAGATTTGATTTATATATAATGGCTACTATAAAATATCAAGGTAAAAAGCCAAAGGTTCTTCAAAAACGTAAAAGAAATGGACATATGCAATAGTGATGGGTAGGAAAACTTTGTCCTTCTTGGGAGTTGATATACCCAAAAAAGCTTTCCTCATAGTAATAAGACAAAAAGTTAATGGGATATGACCAAAAATATTATCGTCGTCATAAAGAACAATATGATGTTTGGGAGAAAAGACTATCTATAGATTTTTACAGTAGACATGAGATTAAATCTGTTTTAGATATAGGTTGTGGAGTAGGCTCATATTTAATGGGTTTTAAAGAAAGCGGTATTAGAAAAATAGTTGGAGTTGAGATTAATAAAGATAAAGCGATAGAATTTATTGATCCTGCAATTATTGACAGAATATATCAACTTGATGCTACTAAAAAACTTCCTTTCTTCTGTAAATTCGATTGTGTTTGGAGTATTGAGGTCGCTGAACATATTGATCCGTGTGGGACAGATATGTTTGTAGAAAATCTTATTTCTTTATCTAGGAATTATATAGTATTAAGTGCAGCACCGCCAGGACAAAGAGGAACCAATCATATAAATTGCCGTCCGAAAGATGAATGGATTTCTATGATAACATCAAAAGGGTTTTCTTTTCAATATAAAGATATAGAGGCTACTATAAATATTTGGAGTAATTTAGAAGTTCCTATATATATATTAAACAATATTATGATCTTTAAAAAGGATTGGGATAAAAATGGAAATATCAGAAAATAAGTATAGAAGTGACTTTCTTGAAATTTTGCCTAAAAATTCTATAGGTGTAGAATTAGGAGTATATAGAGGCCGTTTTTCTAGAAATATAATAAAAATTGTTAAACCAAGTAAATTATATCTTGTAGATTGTTGGTGGACCCTATACGGTAAAAAATTTCCTTGGAGAAGTTATTCAGATTCTCCTATAGATGCTTTTCGCATCATGTTAACTAGGTTAGAAAAGTATTTAGTTAGTGAAAGAGAAATTGAAATTATGATAGGAGATGGTTTAGATATTTTATCTCGTTTCCCTAACAATTTTTTTGATTGGATATACATAGATACAACTCATCTATATAAACAGACTAGATCAGAGCTTATTATAGCCGATTTAAAAGTGAAAACTGACGGTATTATTTGTGGACATGATTATAAACCAAATCCAAAGCATAGGCATTATGGAGTTTATCAAGCACTTCATGAATTTTTAGACCTGACTAACTATAATTTAGTGAATCTAGATAATTTTTCTCAGTGGGCAATTTCTCGTTGAAATCCGCAAATCTTTCGGTATACTGAATCATGAGAAAGAGCATACATGTGGAAGGCGTTGATGTAAACTATGTTCATCAAAACAATTCTTAGAAGCTAGGAGAAGATGTGGCAAAATCGCTTATGTCTAGAAAGAAGCCATCTGTGTCTAAGGCTAAAAGGCTAAGGAATCAAGAGTTACTTGCTCGCATTGAGGGCCGAAGAAATAAACTACAAGAAGTAGCAAAAGAACTCAAGAATCATTTCGTTGGTCTTGATGCAATTATTGATAAGATTGTGAAAAATCTAGAAGTCTGGTATGTTATGCCAGAACTTATCACTAGACCTGTTGTGATTAATCTTTGGGGAATGACTGGCGTAGGAAAAACCGACCTTGTTAGAAGACTGGTTAAACACCTTGATTTCTCAGACAATTTTGTAGAAATTCAACTTACCAATAAAGGTTCTACAATAGATTCATATTCCTCTTCTATTCAGTCCGTTTTAGAATGCTCCAACGTAGAGCCTAATGAACCGGGTATTCTTCTTCTTGATGAAATCCAGAGATTTCGTTCCATCAATGAAAATGGACAAGAGATACACGACTATCGTTTTCAAGATGTTTGGATGTTGCTAAGCGATGGTAGATTCAGTGGGGCATCTGACGGCAAAGAAACTTTGTTGAGAATGCTTTTTGAAAATAAGTATTGGAAAGATGTAAAAGATAACGGCGACGATGAAGACGGATTTGATAGTGATGAAGGCGTACGCCCTGATGATGAAGACGAATACAATGACGAAGACGAAGATAAACCAGTAAAAGCTATAAAGAAAAAGAAGCCCAAAAACAAAAAAGAGAGGATGTATCGCCAAACATACTGGGAGGCTCGTAGACTAAAAACCGTTCTTAAACTGACGGAGCCAGTAGAAAAAATCATGATGTGGAACGATGATAAAAAGACTCAAATGCTAATAGAGAAAATAGCAGATCAGTCTACTTATCATGGTGAAAACTATTCTAAACTTTTGGTCTTCATCTCTGGTAACCTTGATGAAGCATACGAGATGTCTGACTCCGCTGACAATGCAGATATAGATGCAGATGTATTTCATAAGTTCTCTTTGAAAATAAATATGATTTCCATTAAGAAGGCTCTTAGGGAGAGATTCAAGCCAGAACAAATTGCTCGTTTTGGTAATGTTCATATTATCTATCCTTCATTGAGCGAAAAATCTTATAGGAATATCATCGACAGAAAAATCAAAGAGTCTGTTAGTAGGATACGGAAAAAATTCGGCGTTAGAATCAAAGTTGATCAAACCATTAAAGATTTTATATATAGAAACGGTGTCTTTCCCGCTCAAGGAGTAAGACCTCTGTTCTCTACTATATCATCTTATCTGGAAAATGCTTTACCATTCATCGTTCTTAGTGCTATAGAAAATGATATATATGATGTAATCATTCTATACAAAAATGATCATATTTGCGCAAAAATAGGAACCACTATACATAAGGTTAAATACGAAGAAGGCGAGCTTGACCAAATCAAAAACAAGCAAGACCCTGATAAAAAGGTCAAGATTTCCGTTCATGAAGCAGGTCACGCTCTGATTTACGCTCTTGTTTTCGGCACTGTTCCAGTTGAAGTAAAATCAAATGCTACTGTTGGAGAACATCATACTGGATATGTTGGTTCACATTCCATTTTGGAATCTGCTGAACAAATACGTAACAAAATATCTGTTAGTCTTGCCGGCCGAGCCGCTGAAATACTAGTTTTTGGAAAAGATCATACTGATTTTGGTTCGGAAACAGATTTGTGCTATGCAACGGAACTCGCTGTTGGAATGGTTAGACATTTGGGAATGGCCGACACAATCGCTAGAAAACAAAGTGCTTCAATCAATTTGCCAGATACATCAAATTGCAGTCACGATGTCTCCCATACTGATGCGATTATTGAAAACATCTTACAATCACAAAATCGCAAAGTAGAAGTTATGATCAAAGAACATACTAATCTTTTGAAAGCTGTTGCAAATATATTGATTGAAAACGGCGTAATGGAACAAAAAGAATTCCAGACCCTTTGCAAAGCTCATGGAATTATCACAAAAATTGTAGATGCAGAAGATCAAATCGTTACCGATTATAGTAACAAGTATAAAGAATTTTTCAGAAAAGGAGACTAAAATGGGAATGACGCTAGCAAAAGCTTTGAAATGTAAGAATCGTCTCACGCAGAAAATTGGCAAAGTCAGTGGTGACATTAGTTCGTTTAATAGTCATCCGGCTGAAGCTACTTCTCCTGTTGACGTGAAAGCTCTGTACAAAACCAGAAAAGAACTTGTTACAAAGCTATCTGAACTCAAGATTAAAATCATCATAGCGAATAGTGGAATCTGGGAAAGTATTATTCGTATTGCAGAAGCAAAAGGAGAGATTGTTTTTTGGCAGCGAGTGTCTGTCTTAGATGGTAAAAGCTTCCTTTCTGGCGGATATAGAGACACTGAGCTTCTTGACTATGCAGCAGAATTCAAGAAGCCAGAAGTAGATGCAATGGTTTCTGAATTGGAAAAAGAAGTAGATGATTTGCAAGAAAGAATTGATGTTTACAATCATACAACTACCATAGATTTTGTTATGCCTGACTAAATTACTGGTTGGACAAGCGGTGCGGGAAGTTGTTGCAAGAGACTTAGAAGAGAGAACACATATCGCCTAACTAGCGAAAATGACCAGAGTTATTGATCTTGATCTTGTATTAAAAACTCAAAGTTCAACGATTAAAAACTAAAAAGTCAAGACTTAAGACTTATCCCCTGATCTCTTTACTTTGTTTCTTCAGCACTTCCCGCATTTTTATATATTGAGTGAATAGTTTTTATGTATACTTTTTTAATGTCTTCCGATATTACTTTTAGGAGAGTAAAATGACTGAACAAGAACAAAAAATAGTTGAAGTTCCCATGCGTAGAAAAGATGTGTTTCAGACAGATGATGGTCGAAGAATCGAAGTATTCACTAAAATAGATTCAATACCATATGTAAACAAGTCTGATTCGGTTGAAGAAGAAGCACCTGAATTTCTAGAAGTTGAAGATATCTACATCGGAAAGGTTCAAGTATATACTCCAATGGGTCCGCGAGAAGTATCCTTCCGTATTGAAGATGTATCTACTATTAAAGAAGCTTTCGATAAGTATTTTGACTTCGCAAATGTTGCAGTTGATAATTTGAAGAAGCAACTTGAAGAAGCAGAAGCAAAAGATAACAAGATTATAACTGCTCCTGCTGGCGTGCTGGATGCTTTCGACGTAAATCAAGAAGAAGGCAGAATTATACAACAGCCATAAGGTGAGTTATGCCAGAAACTATATCTGAAACTTTAGATGTTCTTGATAAGCAGCTTAAGGCGTTTAAAGAAATTCGTAATCAACTTATTGAGTTGTTTGATGGACATGAAATGCTTTCTGAAATAGATAGAGATTTTAGAATAGTATTTCGTGCCATAGATTTGATATACGAAAAATCTTCAGAACACGATTTAAATGCTCCATCTATAATTTTACTTGATTCGATGTCTTTATATACTCAGGCAGTTTTGGTTCTAACTAGCAAAATTAAAGACAATGGTTTAATTATAGATTTCTAGGATTACTGCGCAAGGGCGTAGTACGATTTATAATAAGGAGACTGCTATGCTGGGCATAGAAAATAAACTACATTTCCCGAAAATTCGCTATTCAGAAACATCTTCAACTGGCGATGGTAAGCCATCTATCGCTACGTACAAATTAGATTGGACTAGACAAGAAAAACTAGTTAAAGATGATCATGAGTATTGGAATAAAAACTCTTGGCCCAACCTTGATATCCCATTTGTAGGCTCTTTGCCAGAACCATACGACTCTATGGTTAAGTCATTGAGATTTGGATTGAGAAAATCCTATTTACTTGAAATAAATAGATGCTCTAGAGCCGCTTTAAACGAACTTAATATAAAAAGGTCTATGGATACCAATATCCGAGATTTTTGCCTTAAACCTGCCGAATCGTTCGTAGAAACAGCATTCAAATTGCTTGCAGACTCTATATATGATACAGAAACTATGTACTATACCAGAGATTATGAGAAAAAGGTAATTGCCTTTCATTCTATGTTATATAAATTCTGGTGTTACCAGACAGGTAGAGGACTTATTTTATCACGTTCAGGAGTACACGATTTAGTATCTAGATATACTGTAACTAAACAGAAAGATGAAGATGTTGTGAAAGTACAAGGTTTTCTAAAAGCATTAAAATCTCATAATAAAAGGTTGCATGAGTCTTACGATCAGATTAGCGTAGAGTGTCAAAAAGAAATTTCAGAAAAAGAATGATTTTCTTGTTATAATAGATATACTGTATTACAGCAAGAAAGGCTGGTGAAAGATGAGTGATAATATTCCCACTTTGAATCCTGAAGACGATTATAAGGTTAAACGAAATAGCAGAAAAGCTGAAGTTACTTTAGCTAGGTGTTTGCTTCAACCAAATGAAGGTTATGCATTTGGAGGCAGAAAAGAATATTGGCCTAACTCGTTTGGGACGTATATTTATACGTCTAGGATGGTTGAACAAACAAATATTACATGGAACGAAGCTGAGGAAATACTCAAAGAGTGGACAAAAAGTGGTTGGTACGGTTACGGCCAAACTCTTAAGACGGGTTGGTTCACTGATAAAGGCCGAAAAGAATTGTATGCTCTTACACGATGAGATTGACTGAATATTTCTATTATCTCGAAACAGGATCATTGAAAAACTTTACTCATTTATCTTTTTCTCCTGCAATGCAAAAGCAGAGAGCACTTACAGGAAAAGAAAAAAGAAAAGAAGCTAAGGAAAAGACGAAACAAATAGATTTGTTTGAAGACCTATAATGGATAGTAAACTAAGCAAAACACTTCTTAAAAGATTAAGAAATTTTAAAGACAAATCTAGCAAGATGCTAGATGAATCGAGCGCCATTCGTGCTGGAATACAGAATGCAATGATGATTTCTGATTTACCAGACGAAGAACGAGATTCTTTAAAAGAAGTATTAGAATTCTTTGAAGACATAAAAGTTGAATTAACATCAATAACTGAAGAATCTGAAAATACTGTTCGCATATTTAAGAGTGTAGATAAAGTAAAACTTTTGAGAATAGCTACAGGCGAAACTGTAAGAATCAGACCACTTAATTTACCTATTCTGTATTATTTTCACATGGACGTAAACAATTTTATATGTATGCAAGATGATGATGAGATTATCCACTATTTAACTAATAATGGAATAAAATTAAGATCAAGAGTAGCGTTTTACGCATGGAAATCTGATGATAAGGAGGTTGTCTTAGCTACATTGCCAAAAAGTATAGTCGGTGACATATTAAATGTATGTAATGGCAGTGCTCCAAATCTTCCTTCTGGCGGTCACGTTCTTTCTATATCAAAAGTTGGCTATGGAATAACTACAAAATACGCTGTTACCGCTGAACCTCTTTTAATGAGGGAACAAGAAATAAATATGCTGTTAGAAGATTTACCCTCTATGACAGAAGTTTTAAATCTTAAAGACCTTGATGAAGTAAAACAGTTATTACCATGAAAAGGCTTTTTACAGAAGAACAAGTACAAATCGCAATTAAGTCATTAGCTAGCGGAATTGACGAAAAATTCTGCAAAGACTATTCTGTTGATTATCTTTCAAGTAAAGAAGTAGTTTTTATCGGCATACTCAAAGGTGGTATAGATTTCATGTTCAAGTTGTTAAAGAATGTGAATATCAGATATACTTTTGGGTTTTTGTCTATATCGTCTTATGGGAGTGGTCATCGTCCGGGTCAGCCGAAGTTAGAATATGTTGGCATTCCTGATTTAAAGGATAAAGATGTTGTTATAGTTGATGATATTGTTGATACAGGTAATTCTATAGAATTAGCAAAAAAAATTACCATGTTGTATGAGCCAGCTAGTTTAACAACTGTCACTTTATTGTTGCGAGAGAATACTCCTAAAGACCCTGATATGTTTGGACTTATAGTGGGAAACGATAGATTCGTTATAGGTTCTGGTATGGGCAATGGAGATTTATATAGGTACATGAAGGGAATTTGGATCATGTAAAATTTATTGATTAATTTCTTGACATACTTATTTTACATGGTATATTACTTTGAATCCAGTTAATCCTGAAAGGAATAACAATGCCAAAAGCAAAGAAACAGAAGCGAAAGATTAATTATTACCTAATTATCCTTGATAAGAGCGGTTCGATGTCATCTGTAGCCACAGATACTATCAGCGGTTTTAACGAGCAAGTTCAAACCGTTAAGGATTTGACTCGCAAGCATCCTGATCAAGAGTTTGTTGTCTCTTTGGTCACATTCAACCATGAAGTTGACTATGTTTTCTTCGGAGCAGAATCAGACGAATTGGACGAAATCAAAGACGATGCATATTCTCCTGATGGAATGACTGCCCTGTATGATGCTGTATGCCTTAGCATCAATAAGGTTCGTCATGACATGAAGAAAGAATTGAAAAACGAAGATGTCCATGTCTTCTGCACAATCTTCACGGATGGTTGTGAGAACCATTCTGTAGAATTCACTCGCGAGCAGTTTAACGAGTTAACTAAATCTATTGAAACCGACAAGAGTTGGACTTTAACGTATATTGGTGCAAACCATGATGTCGGTGCAGCCGCTGCTGGAATGGGTATTTCTGCTGGTAATACAGCAGCTTTCTCTCATACTGGCGTTGGAAGCAAAGCAGCAATGCGAGGCGTGAGTGCAGTTCTTAGACGATCTGCGGAATATCGTAGCGCTGGTTTAGATTCAGACGATGACCGATTTGATTCTATGGTTTCAGACGTTTATGATAAAGCTTATACTGCCGAAGTTGACAATATGACTATCGGTGGAACAGAAGCAAAACCTGTATGGGATAAAGACAAGTCTTTAGATTGGAAGCCAGAAGACGACGATACCAAGAAGGCAAAGGCTAAAAACAAAAAGCCAAAGAAGTAAAAAAATAATAGTCTTCGTAAAAGGGCGAGATTTTTTTCTCGTCCTTTTTTTTTGAAACCTAAAGGAGAAATGAACGATATTAAGAAGTATAAATAATCTAAATTGTTTAAAGGCATAAAAATGCGTTTTAATCTCAAAAAGCTATCTCAAGAAAAAACAGTACGAGGACCAGCAGTTGATGCTGTGATTGATGTCGTCAATGATATGTACGGTAGAGGCGCACCAGTTGTATACGATAATCAAGGATTTAACCAAAACGATTATCCTAATCCCGATTTACATAGAATAGCTATGATGATGGGTCAAGATGTCCCTATAAGTCTTATAGTAGATACTGTAATGATTTTGAGTAGATATAAAAATACTCAGATCACTAATTTTGATCAATTAGCTTTTGATGTCCAGCAACTGATTAATCAAGCTTCTGGTATGCAAACTCCTACTTCGCCTTTATCTTCTGCTCAGGGAACTGTAAATAATGTTGTAACTTTTGTTGGTCAAGAGTACGGCATTCCTATTTTTCATATCCCCGGTCTTGGTAAAAAAACTGTCAAGATTACAAGAGCTATAAAAACAATTATGTCGGAGAAGGGAGAAGACGCAGGAGATGCATGGAAAAAGTTTTATCGTTCTAAAAAGGGTATAGACTTTTTCAGAGTTGATACAGAATATCTAGAGATAGTAAAATCTGTTCTTGAAAGTAAAGGTTATGATGTATCTCAAATGGTTGTTAGCGAAAAAGCTGAAGAAGAGTTGAAAAACTTCAAAAAGATTCATATAATTAGCGAACAAGAATCTGGACAATTAGCAGTAACGATAAAATTCCCATTTGATAAAAACTTGATCGATGCAATTAAGGAATGGAAGAGTCGAACATACGATGGCGACAATAAGGCTTGGAAAATATTTGATCCTACACCTGATTTCCTTAAAGCATTTGCAGAAGTAGCTAAAGGAAAAGGATTCGACATAAGCAGTATAGAAGCTTTGATCAAACAAATAGAAGCATCTCAACCACCCTCCGGTGAACTTGATAAAAAGAAAAAAGACCAAGGCGTTGCTTTAAGGGTCAAAGATGTAGTTGGGGTAACTAATGGTAAGTGGCATCTTGCATTTGGTTTCTATAGAAAAGGGACTGATGAGGGAGAGTATCTTAAAGAAATTATCAAATTTTCTTTTCCTATGTATGGAGTAGATAAACAAAGATTTGTTGACAGTGTAGGTGGCGGCAAATTTAAAGAATATCTTGTTAAAGGAACCTATGGAGATTATAGAAGATTACACGATATTTTTACGACATACGGTTTCGATACTTCAGAATTCGACAGACTTGTTAATGGATTTATAGATAACGATATTGTGCAGATAGATAGAATTGAGGGAGACCTCGATGGATATCAAACAGAATATCGTGACGCAAAAGGAAGAATCAGAAAAAGAAATGATCCTGAAGCATTCTATAAAACCATTGAAGATACTTATGAAGGTAAAGTAGAAAAAGACGGGAAAATAATTGACTTCAAACTTTATCCTGAACAAAAAGAAGGTGTTGCATTTTTGTATGGAAGAAAGTCTGCAATTCTTGGAGACGAAACAGGTGTTGGTAAAACAGTACAGATGGTAATAGCTGCCGACATGCGAATGAGACAAGATGGTGGAAGAACTCTTGTAATAACAGTCAATGATATCGTCCAGCGACAATGGATTGCTGAAATCAAGAGATTTACAGAAACCGAAGAAAGTAGTATTTCCACAGACCCTACTCATGGTAAGACATGGACAGTAATGACATATTCTGCTTTTAGCTCTAAAGCATCTAGAGAATACAATGTTTCTACTTTACAAGCACAAATCAAAAGTGGAGAAATCGTTTGTTGTCTATTAGATGAAATCGATTCTGTAAAAAATACAGGGTCTCAAAGAACAAAAAGCGTACAAAGTCTTACTCATTTTGAGGAAGAAGACCAAACATTTGAAATACCATTTGTGTGGGGCGGAACAGCTACGGTTGTTGCCAATAAACCTGTTGATGTATACAACCAGTTAAAAGCTATTAATCATCCATTAGGACAAGTAAGCTTTATTACATTCGCAAAAGAATTCGGTGGAATGGTTCAGGGAAAATATGGTTGGGAATCAGGAGAACCAGCAGCAGAAATAGAAGCAGCCAACAAACTCAAAGAATGGCTGATCAATTATGGAGTCTATATACAAAGAACCAAAAAAGATATACGAGAAGATATGCCAGACCAGATTGTTTCAGAAGAAAACGTTCAACTGGATACTTCTCAACTATATACAAAAGCTCAAGCAAGAATGGCTGGATATAAAGACCCCAATCTTCCTATATCTGCCATGATAGCAATGAGAGCAGAGCTTGCAGAAGCAAAAGCTCCTTTAAGTGTACAGAAGCTTATTCCACACCTTAAGGGCGGAAAGAAGGTAGCTGTCTTCACTATGTTCAAGAATTCCTCATTTGAATTAGTCAGAGGGCTACAGATGGCTCTCGATGCTATCGGTGAAGGCGGTACTGTCGGTGTTATTGCTGGCGGTATGCATAAGAAAACAAAAGAAAAAGTTATCACGGACATCAAAAACCCGAATAGTAGTATGAGAGCTATCGTAATTACTATTACTGCTGGTGGAACAGGACTCGATTTCCCCAACGTAACTTCTATTACAAGAGTCAATGACTTTGATTGGACTCCAAGAAGCGCAGAACAATCAGAAGGACGGTTCTATAGAATCATTACAGATCATGATGTTCATACTGTATATACAATTGCAGCGGGAACAGAAGATGAAGATTTTTATAATAGAGTTCAGAATAAAAGAAAACTTGCAAAAATCATTCAAAGACTTACTCAAAAACAAATGGGTATGATTATGAAGGGTGTTAGACGAGGAAATAAGGATAGGAAAAAAGTTGAAGAAGAACTTGGTAAAGCAATTCTAGAACAGATTAAATCTGAACAGACAGATAAAGCGTTCATGGCTAAGAAGTCAAGAGAAATAAGAAATAGGATGAGTGGTTCTTAGTAGATTATGTAGAACGCATCATTTCAACTAGTTCTACAGAACGATCTCCAACTTGATTGTACCATTTAGAATCTACCATTTCATCTGCTGCTTGTTGGAAATCATTTCTAGCTAAGGCTCGTTTGAATTTTCTGAATCCTGCGAATCTATTAGGTCCAAGATTAAACATCATATCTACAATGATATGCTGAACGTTTGAGGGTAGTCTATAAAAGTTTGGTATTTGTTGTTTGGAATATTTCATAGCTTCTTCTAGGTTAATATGAAAAAGAGTATCTATTTGTTCTGGGGTAAGAACTTGTTTACCGTCTAAAACTGCATTATAATTTGCTCCTAAGTCTGTGATGAGTTTTCTTGCATCTGATCTTCTTAGATTAAAGCCTATACCAATTGTAGGGATTTTTTTGGAATCAAAGTATCTGCGATTTTTATTACCTTCATGTCTTGAGATCATATCACTTAAAGCTTTGTTTTTTTGTTCTTCTGGTGCAAATTTCTTTTTAGTAGGTTCAATTGGTAATTTTGTTTCAGGTTCAACAACTTTTTCAGAAGGTGCTTGTTCTCTAGTTTCTGTTTGTTGTACTTGCTTTGCTAATTCTTTTTGTGCGGGTACCGGATTCCCATTATGTTTGGAAAATAGATTTTGAACATCAAGCTGGGTAAGACCCAACATAAGTATAAGAGAAATGAGAGGAGGAGTTAGAAATGCTTTCCAAGACCATTCGCCTTGTTTATATTGTTGTGTTCTGTACCAATTCATAAAAAGGAATCCTTGTTTTTCCGATACTATTATATAGTATGTTTCATCAAAAATCCTTTATTAAATATAGGAGAAATTAATGCCACTAGATGATGATTTTAAAAAAATAGCTCTTGAATACGGAGAAAAGGTATACAACGAAATCTACGTTTCTATGCAAGACCCTACTCAGAGTATCGAGGGTGAAACCCTAAAGGTCTATAACGAGCTAAGAGATTGGGGTTGGCTAGATGAACATCCTGTAGAAGATCAGAATGCTCATATTGTCTACGTCAAGATGATTGCTATGCAAAAGTATAGACATCTTAGATGGGATAAAGCACATCCGCCTAAGAGAAAACTTACTAAATGGGAAATAGTTACTGGTCGTCTGGGCGGCAAAAGATAACTATATCTTCAATATCTTTTTGCAAAGCTCTACTTCTTCGACTTTACCTGTATGCTTACCTACTGAATCAGAAAGCTTGCAAGTAGAAGTCCAATCCATTCCGAAAGGTTTGGCACCTGTCATCTTGATTACCATGTTAAGCGGCTTGATATCGACATCGTTAGTCAACCAAGTTCCGATACCAAATGCTTGACGAATGCTTCCTTGACCACAATTAACAATTTCTTTGATTTTTTCAATGCTGGAAATACCATCGCTATAAATAATGGTCTTTGTGGTTGGATCAATTCCAAGCTTATTGTAATGACGAATTACCTTAGACGTAAATTCAATGGGATTGCCGCTATCTTGACGAACACCATCGAACAACTTTGCGTAGAACGAATTGAAAGAGCGAAGGAATACATCTGTAGTAAATGTATCTGGCAGAACGATACCTAATTCTCCCTGGTAAACATCAGTCCAAGCCTTCATACTCGTAAGGTTAGCCATCTTGTAACCGAATTTGGCAGCATGGAATTGGATGAATTCGTGGGCTTGAGTTCCTTTAGGAATCATATCATTGAGCATTGCAAAATGTACGTTGCTTGTTCCAACGCAACAGTCAGAACCTCTCAAAGCTTCAATGACTGTTTTCTGGACATTGTAAGAATGTCGTCTACGAGTTCCAAACTCTGACAAAAGAATCTTCATAACTTCGAATTCTTTTCTCTTTTTTTCAGTTCTTTTCTTTGCCAAAGAAACTACTACTTCTTTCGACCTATTATCAGCATAGTTGAAATATGACTCGCTGATAATAGACATAATAGGAACTTCCCAAAGAACGGTTCGATACCAAGGACCAGTAATACTAAGACATAACTGATTCTTTGAATTTAGCGATGTAGAGATTTCATTCGGCTGGAATCGATATCCTCGCAAAAAGTCCAAATATGTTGCATTTAGATATGGGCAACATGAGCGAAGGAAGTCATATCCTTGTTTAGTAAGAGACAAATTAGACATGGCGTAAATCTGTTCGCGAATTTCATTTACGATGTCTGCGGTGAACGTATGAGTACCTCGATTGATAAAGGTGTATTCCACTTCTGCTTTCGGATACTTTGAAATGATGGCTTGTTGCTGAGTTAGCTTATACAAGTCGGTATCCAAAATACTTGGAATCATGTTATCTGTCGCGCTCATAGGTTCTCCTTTGTGTCTTTTTAGTATTGTGAAAGTTATTCCTGTAATATAACGGGTGTAATGTTTTCCTTTGTCATGACATTATACCTGTTGCGGCGCAGTATGACAATGAAATAGGAGATTTTTTTATGGATGCTTCTGAAGTGAAAAAGATATGGGACACCTTCTTGGTAAAGAAGGATGAAAAGTCTCGCAAGAAGCTGTTAGAGCATTACTTTACGTATGTTCAAAAGATTGCCACAAACCTATCTAAGAAGTACAACAATAAGGTATCTTCGGAAGAATTGGCTTCTCATGGCATTACTGGACTGTATCGAGCTATCAACTATTATGATGAAGATCGTGGAGTCAAATTTGAGACATATGCTTATTCAAGAATCAAGGGAGCTATGATCGATGGAATCAGAAGTGAAGACTGGGTTCCAAGAAGTGTAAGATTACGTCAAACATCAATAGAAAAAGAAAAACTCAAAAAAGAATATGAATTAGGACACAGAGTACCAGAAACTGATGTATTAAAGGGGATGGGAATCAAAGAAGCTGAATTCCACAAGAAAAGGAAAAAGTATCGTGCTATTTCCGTGTCTAGTTTAGAAAATACATTATGTTCTGATATTGATGCAGATGAAAATAAAAAAGACTTTAACAAGTATTTGGCAGATTCAAGCGAAGAAGTTCCGGGTGGAGGGATGATTAGAAAGGAATTTCTAAAGAAACTTATGAGCAAAGATTTCAATATGATGGAAAGAAAAATGATTTACTTCCATTACTATGAAAATCTTACTATGAAAGATATAGCAAACAGATTTGATATATCTGAATCGAGAATGAGCCAAATACACCGATCTGTTTTGAAACGGCTCAAGAATAAGATCAAAAACAATCCTGCATATTTCAGTAAAGATGTATTGTCTCTAGTTAGCACCTGTAATAATAAGGATTCTCTCATATAACATGTTCTCTATACTGAAAAAAGGCGAGATAGCTAGTGATGATAAATCGTACCTTTCTTTTCCTGATGTTATAAAAGGTAAGAATAATAAAGAAGCATTTTTGATTTATAGAGATGCCAATAATCATCATCCAACTTCTTCTTGTTTAAGATTTTTGAAATCTATTGACTATGGTAGTTCTTGGCTTGAGACTTTTCATATTAATGCATCTTTGATGAAGCAAGGATATGTATGGAATTGTCCAAGGTTGTCTTACTTACCTGATGGAAAACTATATATAATTTGTGATATAAAAAATCATATTAAAGAGAGTATGGCTTATTTCAAAATAGTATTTATAGAAGTTAATTCTGAAGGTAGCGAACATGGAACTGTAGCTTTATCCGGATTAGAGGGTATGGTGCCGGATAAATTCGTATATTTTGGTAACAAGATTACTTGTGCCGCACATGAACGAGATAAACATTCTGACGAGTTAATCCAAAGGGTTCACTGGTCTAGAGACTATGGCAAAACATTTGTAGACTCTAATTTGCTTGCAAGACAATCTGGCAAAAACTTCTGTGAAGCATCTTTGGTGAATTTTAGAGAACAATATCTGTTAGCGTATTTGAGAGAAAACTCAAAAAAGAAATCTAACGTATATTTTACTTCTTCTAACAACGTTATGGAATGGGGAAAACCAACTAAAATTCCTATACATGGACACAGAGTCACAGCTTCTTATCATCAAGGTGATGAAGTCATTGGGACATTCAGAAATACTAAAGATATGAGTATATCTATCTTTTCACATAATCCATTAGACTCTAGTAAAATAGAGTATCTGAATATAGAAGAAGAAAAAGAAGAGAATATCTACAACTTTGGTTATTCTGGTTGCTTCCAAATTAAGTCTGGTGTCTTCTTTGTGACGTATTATCTTAAGCAAGATAGGGATCAACCCTTCATTGGGTATGCTATTGTGAAAAGGTAAATATTTTCATATTTTTGATGATAAGCACCTGTTCATTGGGTATACTAATCAAGAAGATGCAGAAGGGAGCAATTATGAATTCGTTAAGAAATATAACTTTGGTGCTGAATAAGAGTTGGTTACCAGTCCGTGTAGAAACGGCCAAGATGTCCATTAATAGAGCTTTCAACGGTTTTGTTTCAATCGTGGACGAGGAAGACCTACAAGCTTATAGCTGGGAAGATTGGGTTAGCAATTTTAGTCTGCCCAGAGATCAGGATTGGCCTTACGATACTCTATATGTTAGTGCTTCGCATATTAATATACGTCTGCCTCGTGTAATTATTTTGATCAACTATAACAAGTTGCCAAAAATGAGTATTAGGCTAACTAAAAAGAATCTACTTATCAGAGACAGATACCGATGTCAGTATACGGGTAGGAAGCTCAGAGCGGATGAAGCTACTGTTGACCACGTTAAACCAAAAGCGCAAGGTGGAAGACACATATGGCCTAACGTAGTTATCGCTTGCGAAGAGGCTAATTTACGAAAGGCAGATAGAACGCCTGAACAAGCTGGTATGCCTCTGTTGAAAAAGCCAAAGGCTCCAATCTGGGACCCAGTTTATCCGTCAGTTATGACTGGTGAAGCTCCTGTTTTCTGGAAAAAGTTTATTAAGATGAATTATCCAGAAATGAGTGAAGATTCCAATATGTTAAAAGTTGAATGATCTATAAAAGGTTAAGACATTACGCAGTAACACAACGTACAACCTTACGATCATGGTCTATGAGAATGAAGGGTCTTCCCTGTTTTTTAATAGGGAATGGCCCTTCATTGTCAGACCAACCTGTAAGGGGAATTGAGCCTTATTTTTCTATAGGAGTGAATAGGGCATTCAAACTTATAGACCCAACTATCTTGATGTGGCAGGATATAGAATTATGGATCACTGAGAGAAAATTTCTTAATAAACTTAAAGCTGTAAAATATTGTAGGGATGTTGCTGATCCAGAAAATATAGCTTATCATTTCAAACTATCTAATGGTGGGTATAAAATCCCGAAAGACCCATTACTATTATGTGGTAGGGGAAGTACTGGACCCTTGGCATTTCAATTAGCTTGTCTTCTAGGATGCAGTCCGATTATACTTTTGGGGTATGATTGCAAATATAGAGGAAAGAAAACTGATTTTTGGGGTAAAAACAGATTTCACAAACCACATACGCTGACCAACTGTAGTAGGGGTTTGAAATGGATAAAAGCTACTAGTGATAACAACAACATAGAAATTATAAATTGTTCTGATAATGATGTATTTGAAAATCGTTGCTCTTTAGATTCAGCCATTTCTCAAGTAAAAGACAAGTATTCATATGTTGGAAGGGACATTTTGCTATGTATGTTATTTGGATTGCTATGCGATGCTTCTGATGATCCATCATTAAAACATCGAAAAAAGCCCTAAAGTTAATCAAGTGATTTTTATGTACTTATAATCGTTTTATATTGATTGTAAGTACATTTTTTTGTGCTTGGAAGGCAAGTTCCGACGACGATTTATAACTTTTTTTGCAGATTCTCGATGAAGATAAAGGAGTGAATTTTGCCGAATTGAATCAAGCCTATAACAACTAGGTACAGGAGAGAATAATGACAGTAAAATTCGGCAAAAGCAAAACTAGTATCAGTACCATTTCTTATGATGAAGCTTTCAAGGCTTCTTTAGAGTATTTCAAAGGCAACGATCTAGCAGCAAAGGTATTTTTAGACAAATATGCTTTAAGAAACAAAGAACAAGAATTACTAGAAGCCACTCCAGCGGACTTGCACAAAAGAATAGCTAAAGAATTAAGTCGAATAGAGAAGAAGAAGTTTAAAAAACCTCTATCGTTTGATACAATTTATTCGTATTTGGATCATTTCAAAAAGATTATACCTCAAGGTTCTCCTATGTATGGAATAGGAAACACGTTTCAGTATGTCACTCTCTCTAATTGTTTTGCTCCAGGAACAAAAATCCTTACTGATATCGGAGTTAAACGTATTGAAAAAGTCAATATTGGGGATAAAGTTATCACCAAAACTGGAGTGATCCATGCTGTAGAACAAATTCATAATAATGTGGTTAATGACAGACAGCTATATGAAATAAAATGTTACAGAACTCCAACTTTACAAGTAACGGGTAATCATGAATTTTGGTCTATTACTAAGGAACAACAAGAATGGGGTGAAGAAGTTCAATGGAATTCTATAGACCAATTACGTAAGGGCGATTTCATAGCAATTCCATGTAAAAACGAGATAGCCGCCGAGCCAACTATAATTAATGTTCGTAACGAATTTGATCTTTGCGATTTAACAGATACCATAGAATACACCTATGCATTATCTGGATGTTATAATCAAGAGAAGATGATAACAACTTCACATTGGATTGGTGGGAATGGTGCCAAGGGTCATAAAGAACATAGACCCATTAACGTGAAATGGACGGTAGATAAGGAGTTTTCAAGATTTTTAGGATTATGGTATGGCGACGGGTGTATATTCTGTGAAGGTGGGAGTGGTCATAATCGAAACAGAATTCGTGGTATTACTTTTACTTTTGGCAGCGACGAAGAAAACTTAATCGAATTTGTTAGTTCATATGGTACAAAACTATTTGGAATCTTACCTGATATAAACAATAATTCCGGTATAGATGGAACGGTACAAATCGTTTTTCATTCCTTTTTAATTGGCAAAGTATTCGAGCAAATGTTCGGTCGAGGATGCAGTGGGAAAAAGATGTATACTCCTGCATTTAAGTGGAGTAATTATCTAATCGAATCTCTTCTCGTTGGTATGATCGAGTCTGATGGTACTGTTACAAAAGAAGGTCAGGTTAGGATCGTACTAAATAATAGAAATCTTATCGAAAGTTGTTACCATCTGGCGCGTTCTATAGGTTTGCCCGTAGGTATAACTCATGGGATAGAACCTCACAAATATAGTAGAATTAATTTTCCCCAAAATTCAAGACTACTCAATAATGTGAAAAAAAGTTATAACGATGATAGAATAAAAAAAGCCATATCTACAAAAGAATCACTTGTTAAGATACTAAAAAAAGATGGTTATCTTTTAGTAAGAATTGATAAGAAGAATAAGATAGAATCTAATCCAACTGATGTAGTTTATAATTTAGGTATATCCGGAGAACATTCTTACAATGTCGAGGGATTAATATGCAAAAACTGCTATGTTATTGCTTCTCCTGCTGATGCTTATTCTGGAATATGTCATGCAGATCAAGAGCTTGTTCAAATTAGTAAAAGACGTGGTGGGGTTGGTCTTGACATCTCAAATCTTCGTCCTGTTGGAACAGCTACGTCGAATGCAGCAAAAAGTAGTACTGGCATTCTATCTTTCATGCAAAGATATTCCAATTCTATTCGTGAAGTTGGACAGCATGGAAGAAGAGGAGCTTTGCTTATATCGATGAGCGTTCATCATCCTGAAATTCTTAGATTTGCCAAGTCTAAAAGAGATTTGCAGAAAATTACAGGTGCTAACATCTCTATTAAACTTACTGATGAGTTCCTGGAGGCTGTTAAGAAGAATAAGAAATACGAAGTACGTTGGCCTGTTGATTCTAAGAATCCTACGATTAAACAAGAAATAGATGCAAAAGAAGTATGGATGACTATTATAGAGAATGCCCATGCGACCGGCGAACCTGGACTTTTGTTTTGGGATAAAATCATTTCTGAAAGTCCTGCTGATTGTTACGCCGAATTCGGATATGCAACAATCAGTACAAATCCGTGTAGTGAATTACCGCTAAGTGCCTATGATTCATGTAGACTTCTAGTATTGAATACATTAACTTATGTGAAAAATCCGTTTACTAAAGAAGCGGTTTTTGACTACGAAGAATTCTATAAAGATGCACAAATTGCTCAAAGATTAATGGATGATATTTGTGATCTTGAAATAGAAAGTGTCATGCGAATTCTTGAAAAGATCAGGAATGATCCTGAGTCAGACGAACTAAAGAATGTTGAACTTAAATTATGGAAGAAAATCAAAAAGAGATGTTCCCATGGCAGAAGAACCGGTACAGGCGTAACTGCTGTAGGCGATACGCTTGCTGCTTTGGGTATCAAGTATGGTTCTAGTGACAGCATTAAAACAGTTGGTGATATATATAAAACTTTGAAACTTGGATGTTATCGAAGTTCTGTAGATATGGCTAAAGAACTTGGCCCATTTAAAGTATGGAATCATAAGCTAGAAAAACAAAATCCATACTTGCTTCGCATAAAAGAAGAAGATAAGGTGCTGTGGCAAGACATGAAAAAATTTGGCAGAAGAAATATAGCATGTCTAACCACAGCACCTGCTGGTAGTGTCAGTATCTTAACAGAAACTACATCAGGTATCGAGCCTCTTTTCCAGATGCAATATAAACGTCGTAAAAAAGTCAATCCTAACGATAGTGATATTAGAATAGATTTCGTGGACAAGACTGGCGATACATGGCAAGAATTTATTGTGTATCATCCTCAAGTTACAACTTGGACTAAAATAACAGGAGAAGAAGATATAACCAAATCTCCTTGGGCAAGTTGTTGTGCACAAGATATTGATTGGCAAAATAGAGTTAAGTTACAAGCAGAAGCTACCAAACATATTGATCATTCTATATCGTCTACTGTCAATTTGCCTGAAGATGCCACTGTAGAAGATGTTGCTAAGATATACGAAGAAGCATGGAAAGCTGGATGTAAAGGCATTACGGTATATCGTGAAAATTCCAGAGCAGGCGTTTTGATTGATAATAAACCAGACAAGAAAAAGAAAGAAGACGACGATTGCATTGATTGCAAAAGACCTCCAAAAAGAGAGTTTATCGATAAGATCAACAAAAATCATGCTCCTAAGCGACCTAATACGCTGCCATGCAACATATATCACGTAAGTGTTAAAGGCGAAACGTATTTTGTTATTGTTGGCTTGTTGGCAGATGAACCATATGAAGTATTCGCTGGCAAAAACGGACAAATTAAAAAGAATGTAAAGAAAGGCGTTGTTACTAAAGTAAAAAGAGGTCAATATAAATTAGTATTAGAGGATGGAACAGAGATAGAAAACCTTGGAGATTATTCAAGCGAAAATGAAGAAGCAGTAAACAGGATGACATCTACTTCTTTGCGTCATGGAGCGGACATATCGTTTGTTGTTCATCAACTTGAAAAGGTCAAAGGCGATTTAATGAGTTTAGCTAAATCTATGTCTAGAACTCTAAAGAAGTACATAGAAGATGGAACTAGAGTAACAGGGGAAACCTGTGAAGAATGTAAGATGGATAGCCTTGTGCGAGAGCAAGGGTGTGTAAGTTGCCTAAATTGCGGGTGGAGTCGCTGCTCCTAATCACATTTATACCAGGATAAATGAAGGAGATATACATTAGATATGTAACCTGTAGATAGAACTATAAGGAGATATCTTATGAGAAAATCCAACAGGCTTATAGATTTAACTGGAAAAATCGCAGGTAACTGGATGGTTATTGAAAGAGATACCAAAAACCATAAAGGAAATTCGGCGTATTGGGTGTGCAGGTGCAAATGTGGTAATGAAAAAGCATTGCGTTCTGATGTCATACGTAAGCATTTACCTAAATCTTGTGGGTGTGCTAACTTCCGGGTATCGACAGGAGACAAGATAGGCCATTTAACAGTTGTTGGTCGTGACAATAAACCAATCAGGAATAGAAGCAGAAGTGTATTCTGGATATGTCAATGTAGTTGTGGAAAACAAATTAGTATATCCTCTGCGGCATTGAAATATGGTTGTAACAGGTCTTGTGGTTGTAAAATGAATAGAGTAGGTACAGAACATCCATGTTTTGCTGGATATAAAGAATTACCGAAATCAATCATTGCTCGTGCAAAAAGTGGAGCTAGAATTAGGAACTTGGTATTTGATGTATCTGCTAAATATTTATATGAATTATACATTAAACAAAACAAATGTTGTATATTATCTGGATTACCTATAGTTTTTGGTAATAAAAGTCGAGACAAAACAAAAGCTATAGAATGTACCGCGAGCTTGGACAGAATCGATTCTACTAAGGGGTACATAAAAGGCAACGTTCAGTGGATGCACAAAACAGTAAACCTAATGAAAAATAAATTAGATCAAGCATATTTTATTGATATGTGCGTACATATATCAAATAAATGCAATTAAGAAAGGAAATGTATATTGAAAATTGAAATTAAGAAGTTAAGAGAAGATGCTGTTATCCCTAAGTACCAGACTACAGGTGCAGCAGGATTTGATATTCACTCTTTAACAGAAGGTTTTGTAGAAGCAGAAAATAAACTTATTGTTGATACAGGATTAGCGTTTGCTATTCCCGAAGGTTATGAACTTCAAATACGTCCTAGAAGTGGATTGGCTTTTAAGTATAACATAACAATTATTAATTCGCCTGGTACGTTAGATTCTGATTATCGCGGCGAGCTGAAAGTTGCTTTATTCAACTTGTCAAAGGTCACACGACTTGAAGTCAAGATGGGTGATCGAATAGCACAATGCATTGTCAATAAGATAGAGCAAGCTGAAATTCTTGTAGTTAATGAGTTAAGCGAAACAGAAAGAGGCGATAACGGCTTCGGCTCTACTGGATAAATAAAGGTTTTTCAAGGGAACGACGATAGTATGTACGTATACATACTATCGTTTTTCATGTACATAGAAGGATAAAATGAGCGCTAAAATATTCGTAGCTACTAACGGGGACGACGCTGGCGGTGACGGCAGTTTCCAAAATCCTTATAGGACTATTGATAAAGCCAGACAAGCTTTACGCGATGTTGATGATAAAACCAATGCAGTTGTCATATTGAGAGAAGGGACATATTACATCAGTAGTACTGTTGAATTTGATTCTGGGGATGCAGGTGTAGAAGATTCACCCATCACTTATATGTCTATGGCTGGTGAGACAGCTACCATTAGTGGCGGAAGTATTATCTACGGGACATGGGAAGCTATGGGTAGTGGTATTTACCGTATATCAACTACATTATCTTTTAGGCAGTTATATGTAAATGGTCGCAGAGCCACAAGAGCCAAAAGTCCTTATTATTTAATTACAAAATACGAGCCTATTATTGAAGGTGACGTTGTTACTAACGGTATATCTGGTCGCATTATAGTTCCTCAAGAACAAGTAACAATATATAGTAATCTTATTGGTGTTGAGATGAAGTTAAAAAGAAAATGGGCACAACATACACTAAGAATAGCTAGTATAGATAACGATGTTCGTGCTGGTGATGTAGTTAGTGATACTTCTAATTATAGAGCTATTAGTTTTGAAGCTGAAGAAACAGCTATTTTACCAGTATTTAAACTAAGAGCAAATGTAGATTATTACTTCTTTGAACACGCCCAAGAATTTCTTACAGATACAGATGAATGGTGGTTAGATGATGCAAATAATTATTTATATTACAAACCAGTTATAGGTGAAACAATAACAGAAAGTGATTTTATAGTTCCTGTTGTAGAAAATCTAATTCATTTTAATGGTACTACAAATATTGTTATACAAGGTATAGAGTTCCAACATGCTTCTTGGGAACGTCCTAGTGATGAAGGTTTTCTGGGACAACAGGGCGGTTTTTACGAGACATCAACTGTCTTCTACGGTGGAGCATTATATGTCCCAGAATCTGCAATACAAATAAATAATTCTACCAATATCAAATTATATAAATGTAGAGTAGAACATTGCGGAGGATGTGGTATAGGTTTTGGTAAATATTCTGATGATAATATAATTTCTTGGTGCCATATAGAGGATATATCTTGTATCGGAATTTGTATTGCGCCATTTACAGATGATGTATCAACAACTTTATTAACGCTGGATAATATTAGTGTAACTAATACAATCGTTAAATATATAGGTAAAAACTATTATGGTTCCACTGGTATATTTTGTCCATATACAACTAACACTACAATTAATCATAATGAAATATCATATACTCCTTATACATCTATACACGGTTCATTAGGAAATAGCGACGAGGAAAATAATCTTTATGAATATAATCATATTCATCATTTTATGTCTGAAACAGCAGATGGTGCAGCAATGTATTGTTCGGGTGCAGTGATTTTCGATAATCTTAAATGGAGATATAACTATATCCACGATGTTGTTATTTCTGATTATAGCAGTGCCCCAGGAGGCGCACATGCTGCATGGTATTGTGACCAAATTGGTTCTTCTGGTATAGAACTAGCATATTCTATTGCTAATATGAATTATGTTGGGACAGCAAATGTCACTGCATTATGGGCCTATTGGGCTGGCAACGATGTTCATGATCTTGAATATGATGTAACTGCAAACGAAATTGCTTATAATGCTGGACCTCAATATACTATCATTCGACCGAATGATACTTACAGACTTAATTATGGTGAAATTGTTAAGTTTGTTGGCGAAGATGGCGAACAAGCTTATGTTGTTATTAATGGTGTTAAATATACCGTCAAAAATGAAAGTGGAGTTGCAGTTTGGTATCTAGGAGATGAAAAACAATATACATTTTCTTCTCTTGGAAGTTCATTTACAGGAGATGCTGATGCGCAACCTTATCAAGTAACATATGCTGCTGAAGGTAGCTTTATTCTAGAAATATCTACAGCAACTAGTGAATTGGTAAATGGAACGGTTGTCGCATATAGAGAAAATGATTCAGACAGTGAAGCTTTTGCAGATGAGTATCTTGAAAAATGGGGTTTGGATTCTACTCATAAAATATCAGTCCAATGCAGCACTACCGAAATACTTTCATCTTATTCTGTATTCTTGTCCGAAGTAGAAAACCCTATTATTGCATCTATAGCTGTGTTGCCATTTACGACATTAGTAATTGTCTTGGGATTCAATGTGCCAGGTGGATTTATAGACGATGGAGATATAATTTCATCCACTTCTAGAATATCGCGAATATTAAATGCTTATTCTAAAAAGACTGAAAACTCCATGTTTGATTTGAAAGATTTCAAACGATACACGGATATCACTGACAATACAGATAGAGGCTTAATAGTTGGCAGAATAGATGCTCCTACACTATCCGATGCATTGAAAATTATATCTTTTGGACAAGAACTTAGAAATCAAGCTCAGGTAACAGGAAGATTTTACTTTGATCCATATTCTAATATGTCAGGTTCTCAAGCGAGTTCATACTATGACGAGTTAAATAACTTCTCTACAAGAGTTTTACCTTCTTTGAATTTGAAAACATGCTCAACTACGTTCGTAGACCCTTACGTAGATGTAGTTTTGCCTTACCTGCAACATGATGCTTTTTCTTGGTCATGGTTTACAGATAGAACCGACTTGTCATTTTTCAGAGATACCGATACAGCTAGAGCGTTTTTGTACAATGCAGACTATGACGGTGGATATACTTTAAGGTCTACAGAAGAAGGATATTGGGTACCTTTTGCTTTGAGTTCTGGATATGTATCAGCGGCTGGCGCGTTATCTGATCCGTCAATAGATGGCTTCTTAAGACCAACGCCATTCTTCATAGCATTACTCCAAGGTGCTACGTTGGGAGAATCTTTCTTGTATTCTACTCCATTCTTAGATTGGACACTAGGATTCTTTGGCGATCCTTTGGTATCGTTTATATTCCCTGGTCGAGCGACATTCACTGAAACTTTAGAAGAACCAGACGAATCGGAATCTTGGAATGAAATGAATGTAGATTTGGCTAAAGCTATATCCTATTACTACAAACGAGAAAATGATTTTATAGATATTAGAAACAGAATAGTATTTAGCACAGATGTAGCAACTGAAGTTGATTTACTATATCCTGCACAAGCTTTAGTTTTGAATAATGGATTGGATAAAAGACGCTCTATCTTTGGAAAAATATCTAGTGATCTTTTGCAATTTGTTTCTGACAGATTAAGAAATGGTGTAAATGCAGAAGACCCACAGAGTGTAACTATAAACCAGTTCTTGGATTTCTCTGATTACAAACTAAGCAGAGTAATCACAGAAAGCTCTCTGTACGATTACGGAGTAGAAGATGTTTATTTGTATGACGAAGGGTACTGGGAATTTGAAATAGATATACTCAATGATGATGAAGATGTATTTTCCAAATACTTCTTCGAACTAGATGTTTCTCTACAAGCGGACTTTTCTAATATTGTAGTAAGCGTAGATTCGTATGCCGATACTACAAATTGGGAATATGAAAAATACGAAAATGAATTTGTTAACATTCCTAGTGATGGAGTGGGTTCTAACTATGCTAGTAGAAGAATAAAGTATACAAGCCGACCATCTGATTATCTATTCAGAGGCGAGTTGTATTATTACAGAATTAGGCAAAAAACAACAGAAACTACTTATGGTACTTATAGGTATTTTAACCAGATTATTTATACATAATATGACTTCCGAATTAAACAAAAAACTTGAAAACAATAATGTGCAAATTGGACAGAAGTTCGCAGACGTTTCTGATCGTATAAACATTACTATTGATGAAGATAATATTATACCTAAAGTTGTTATTCCTAATCCTTTATTCCCGCTTGTGCTGTATACTCCTGGATATTGGGCAAGTATGTATAGTTTAGATAATGGAGGTTCTATTGCAACCGCACAAGCTTCTCAATATCTTGAAAACTTATTAAATATAGGTGTGACGACAACAATGTTGAATGAATCGGTAAATGAAGTAATATATGAAGAAGTACTTAATTGGGGAGCAAATTTAATACGTTCATATGATATGACTGTCGGCCTTTTTGTGTATCCTTTTCATCATGGATGGAATGGAAATGATTCAATGTCTCCTGACGGTGCAACTTGGGGAGGAGATACTAGTAAACATATGGAAGTCTACCATACTTCATATATTCTTGGAGCTTCGTACTATAATGCAGTATGCCCTGGTTATAGAGGAACATTATATCAATCTACATTGAATCGTTTGACTGCATATGTAGCAGCATGTAATCCATCTTTTATATATTCTGATGATGAGTTGTTTAGAGCACCTGGTACTGTTGAAAATTCAGACCCTGGAATTATTGCTACTTGCACTAGATGTGGTTCTGTGGAAAAGCACACACAAAATCATAAAGATATTGCAACAGCTATGGTAACTATAGCAGCCTCTGCGAGTAACAATCCTGAAGGAGTATGTATGTTTTATGGAGGATATTATGGAGGTTTAACATGGCCCTGTGATGTAGGAAGTGCATTTAGTCCTCAAATGTACTATTTATCAGATCCTGCATATTATGCTCCATATGAAAATCCTTTAGATGCTTTAAGGGAACGATGTCGTAATGGTTTTAGAACTCAATACAGATATCCCTGGATCGGTGTTTCTGGTGCTTTTCCCAGTACAGATTTATATCAAATGAAAGCCGGTTTTGACATAGATGTACCTCCAGATGGTACTAGCGGATATTACAAAACTATAAATGATTTTTATGATATATGTACAGTAATAGCAGAAGAAGGAGCACATGGAATTTACGTATCCCCAGGACCGGCTGGTTTTATATCTTACAAACCAGGATATTCCGAATACTGGGAATCTTATAGATTAAATCTTTTAAAAACTGCTATAGAAGCATTTAGTAATCACTATAATATTACTTATAGAACTAATATATCAACGCTAATTTAAAAAGTCAAGAAGTTAAATTATCTAAAGTTTTCTAGAGGTTATATCTGAATAAAACCAGAATGATATTATCATGCTAAGTACAACAGATTATCAATATATAACTGACAAAATTGCTGATGCCCAGCAACAAAGCTATAATTCTTTAGAAGCTTTATCTTCTATACTTTTATCTTTGAGTTATTTAACTAGTACTGCTGTTAATTCAATACCAGAAAATTTTACTCTTCATACTCAGAATGCTTATAGTTATATAGTAACCTATGACATATTAGATAGCAGATTGATGCATGATATGACAAAAGCTCTTCAGAATCATATTCTTGTTCATTGGGATTAAAATGACTCTATTGAAGGAGTAATGTAGTTATTACATAAGAAACAATTATGCCAAGAAAGAAGTATAAATCTGTACAAGACATGGTAGATACCATGAAGCAAACAATACAGCCTGTTGCTTCTAAAGGTCTTCCAGACATTATGACTTTTTGCGAGAGCAAAAATTATCTAGGACTTCCACATCTAACCAACCCTATTAATCTTTATCCTGCGCAAAGGATAATTCTAAAAGCTTTCTATAGAGGCTCTATAGGAAATGAGAATATATTTTTGACGGATGAAGAAACAGAGCTATGTGAACAATGGGGTTTAAATTGTGCAGACAACGGAGATGTTTTAGGGAAATACGAAAATGATGAAATATTTCGTGAACTAGTATTAGTCTGGGGACGACGTTCAGGTAAAGACTTTATATCTAGTATCGTAGCTTTGTACGAAGCTGCAAGACTTCTTGAATGCGAAGGTGGTGATCCGTATGCCATCTATAAAATATCTTCAGCTAACCCTATTACAATTCTTACCGTTGCTACTGCTGGCGGTCAGGCTAATATTGCATTTAGAGAAATTAAAGAAAAACTTCTTGGTAGCAAATATTTCGCTGATAAGCTTCTAAAAGATGGTATAGGAACTTCTCAAATTTGGCTTATGACACCAAAGGACAAAAAAGACAATGAACTCTTTACTAAGAAGGGTTTGCCTTTGAAAAAGGGTTCTATCTGTATAGAAGTAGGTCATAGTAACTCTGACTCTTTGTTGGGTAAAGGTATTTTTGTTCTTATTCTTGATGAAGTTGCAGCTTATAAACAAACAGGAAGTTCTTCTTCAGGCGAACGTATTTATACAGCTTTGACTCCTGCACTTAATACATATATGAGGAGAATACCTGTTCTAGATAAAAATGGTCAACCTATTTTAGATGAAGATGGAGAAGTTAAAAAAAGAATAATCTATGACAGTAAAATCGTAAGCATCTCTTCTCCTAGAGGTAAAGAAGGTATATTCTGGAAGTTGTTTACAGAAGACAAAGAAGTTCCTACTAGAATGTCATGTAGGCTACCGACTTGGATCGTTAATCCATTACAGGATAAAGAAAGGCTTAGAGGAAGTGCTTCTAGCATGACTGAGGAAGAGTTCTATATGGAATATGGTGCTGAGTTCTCAGGTACTGCTGGTGAAAACTTCTTCCCTAAAGATTCAGTAGAAAAATGCTTCTTAAAAGGAAAAAGATTATCTGAAATAGGAAAACCGGGTTTTGCTTATTTTGCTCATTTGGACCCTGCTAGAACAAGTCATAACTATGCATTAGTTGTAGTTCATAGAGAGAATTTTATGAACGAAGAAACAATGAAAACAGATTTCTATATTGTTGTAGATCATATAAAATATTGGCATCCTTTACCGGGAAAACCAGTACAAGTTGAAGAAGTTAATGAATATGTTTTGAATCTTAGAAGAAGATTTAATTTAGTTCTAGTTACATACGATCAGTGGAATTCATCAGAGAGCATAAAGCTGTTAAGAAAACGAGGTATGCCAGCAAAATGTACCCAGTTTAACAAAAACTACAAAATTGCCATTTATGACGAACTTTACAATATGGTTGTGGGTGGAAGATTAAAAATACCTTATCATAAACTTATGTCAGATGAGATGGTTCATTTACAAAGAAAATATACGCATAATGGATACAAGGTTTATCCGATGACAGAGGGAGATGTCAGGACAGATGATTTAGTAGATGCATTAGCTGGTGCATGTTATAACACTGTTAATGCGTATGTCAATAGATTACCTACTGGCAAGCTAGTTCATACAGGTATAGTTCCATCAAACAATGAAAGAATGTGGCAGGGGATGCAGGGACCGATTGGATACGGTTCTGGTAAGCAAGTAGCAAGAAGGCTAGAAAGTAGAAAGCCTTTTTAGTTAAAAATAAAGATAGATTTCATAAAGGTTATTGACTAACTGTACAGTAATGTTATGAAAAGGAAACCACTATGACCTCAAAATTCAACTTAAACAAAAAGAAAGAAGCTCAGTCAGTTATTCATGAGAAAATGCTCAATACTAACAGAGATAGTCATGATACCAAAGCTAATGATGATACTGGTAATTTGGATTGGCTATTAAAGGACGTTAGAAAAAATGACGCTGGTGATAAGATTCAAGAAAAACGTCTCGAAGATGTACGCGTTAGTAATGATAATGACATGATTATAGAGGGCGAACTCAACTCTGAAAAAGGTACTCTTAATAAGTTAAGAGTTAGTGACGATGAGTCTAAACCTCTTATGGATTATGCTATTCAATATGATATTGAAAGAGAAAAGGCTTTCAAAGAAGCTGATGATGTTGGCAAGAAGGATAGAGATACATCACTTTGGGACAAATATATTGGTGTTCAGTTGGATAACGAAAAGACTACTATAACCAATAATGTTCAACCAAGTCAGCTTTTATCTAACTATGATAGTAGAGAAGATATGTTTAAAAAAACCAAATCTAAAAAGGTTGCCCAGCTTATGACATCTTTGATGGATGCCGATGCTATGCTTTACCATATTTTCAGGACTGCATCGTCTGAAGGCAGAGAACTCGATAGCAATGAAACACATCAAATCCAAGATATTAATAGCGGGAAGATTAGAGTACTTGCTCAACTTGGTGAGGGATTTCCAAACGAAGCGGACTTTAATCCAGCAGAAAGATTAGAAGAAGATAGGTATGAAGCAACAGCATTGAGGGGAGAACAAGAAGAAGAGGTTGGGGAATCTAGAATATCAGCACTTCCAGATTGGGCCGAATATATGAAGGTAGATGAAGCGATAGAAACTTTACCTATTACAAATGCTACTAGACAAGAACTTTTAGATGCTATGCCTGATGCGTATGCAGATGTTCCTTATTCAGAAACTCCTCCGGAGCCAGATGCAAATCCAGATAAGAAGCTTTCTAGAATTTGGGATGAATTAAGTCAAGCCGCTCAGAATGATATTGTTCAGTCCTATGAGAGCGAAAACCTTGAACGAAAACAATGGACTGATCCTGTTGGCGGTCCTTTGCCGAGATTTTAATGAAAAAGATAACAACGAAACAATTTAAAGCGTCTGAAAATCTGAATGAACGCAAAGTTAGAGTACATACCTATATCGATATATGGGTACCTCGTTCTGGTGACGATTTGGCAGATCAAGAAGTTGCAAGAAGAAAAGCAGAAGAATACGTCATGGAAATACCAAATGCGTTCATCTCTGATGTGGATGCTTGGTAATAAAATGTCTTATAATCATTTCAAACATAAATTTGCATATACCTGTCTTCAATGTGGAAGACAGGTTTCTTATGTTATAGCTCATTCTGGATGTCCAGAATGTAGTCATTCTTTATTCAAAGTAGCTCGTAGAGGGACTGGTTATCCCAACGCATTTACTCCTCCTGATGAAGAAGAATTAAACCCATATAAACATGTTCCTATCATGACTCCGGGTGATGAAGATGACGGCGGCGGTTTAGGAACTCGCGTAAGAGGCAAAGGGTTCCCGAAAGGTTGGACGGCAAACGATGAATATGAAGATCAACGCGATGATGATCTCCCAGAAGCCGATCATATGTTCATGGACGGTCCCCCGTGGGGCGAAGGAGTTAATGATGGTACATTTTATGATCCATCATCAGCACTAAGTAATGAACAAGCTACATCTGATGAACTATATAGAAAAACTCCTGTCGGTCCACATAATATGCAAAAAAATCGCAATGTTTTCGACAGAGTAAGAAAACAACAGAGAGGAACGTAAAATGCCTAAAGTTAAGATTCCATCTACATTCAAAGGTGAGTTTCTATTCCCCGGTTCTGTTAATACCATGTTCGCTGGTCAGGTAAAGACACTAAGTGACAATGAATTTAATTCTGGCAATATACAACTTGCTATACAGCGAGGATTGCTAGAAGTAGTAGTAGAAGAAAAAGCCCCCAAAAAAAAAGTTAAAAAAGTAATTGCTGAAGATTTAGTCAAGAAACCGCGAGTTGCAGATGACGATGGTAATGATGTCGATCCAGAATATAAAGAAGACGATCCTATTACAAACATGTCAACCTGGGACCCCGCTCAAGGACTTCTTGATAAAGATAAAAGTGGTTCTAAAACCATGAAAAATCTTAAAGCTACTGTAGCAGATTCTACTGTTTCAGAAGAAATTCAAGCTGGCGAAGTTGATTTCTCTAAAAAGTCGAAAAAGAAGACTACGAAAAAATCTACTGCAAAGAAGAAAGCTTCAAAGAAAAAAGCAACTACAAAGAAATCCGCAAAAAAAAAGAATACTAAGTCATTAAGCAAAGCTGCTAAAGCTGTAGCCGAAGTAGCCGAAGGCGCAAAAAAACAAAGAAAGTCTTTGAATCCTGTTGGAACGAAGCGAAATAATAATGAAAGTTTAATTTCTGGCAATGAACCAGAAGGTATTGGCTTTGTAGATGAAGAACAGGAGAAGGAAAGGTTACAGAATCATCCTGTATTGCGCGATGCTCAAATGAACGAAGAAGTAGACTAATGCGTATAGTCGAATATAATGGAAACGATTTGGGAAACATTGCAGAAAGAGCTTGCCGTTTACGGAATTAAGCTTGTTGATTCCGATCTATGCGAATGTACTAAATCGGGTAAAAAAGTTAAAATGCCGATCCGGTACAAGATTCGACTTCTAAACAAATCTATTAGACATAATATCTCTGTTCTTGAAGACTTGATCAATAGTCTTTTAGAGCTTTTAGAAGAACGAGCAGATTGTAACTTCCCTTCAAACAAAATAGTTGATATCAGGGAAATTAATCTATTTGTAAATTCTATAACAAGCTTTGCTGATTTTGTAAAGTTCATATTAGAACAATATGAAGAATGCATCACTGGTATAGATATAGAAAAAGCTAAGAGAACTATTCAATTAGCTTTAAACACTGACAGTAAATCATTTCAAAGACTAGCAATCCAATGTGTACCTAGTTATAAAATATCTATTGATTGGATTCATAGAGTTGTTTGTCAACTTCATTACATTAAAAAACTGCTTAGGTTTGCATCAACTGGTCAGGAGAATGTAAATGGATTACAAACAAAATTTGCTGATGGAGTTCAGGGTCCATGGTCTAATCTTGATTTGCCAAGACAAGAAAGAGAATTTTCATGGACCGATATAGAAGAAGAAGTAAGAGGCAGAGATCGCGATATCCGCAGACAACGAAGATATAGAATGGGATTAGAAAATTACAATAACGATGGTCGTGTAGGAGACGGGTACAATTGGAGAGAAATAAGGAACGAACCGTTTTCATGGAATGACAGAAGTACTGATAGTCCTTATCCTGGCAGGAGTATACTTTCAAAGTATTAAAAAAAATGGAAAAAATAAATCAATCAATTGTAGACATTTTTCTACAACACTTAGAGATGGTTAAGAAGAATACGAATAAAAGTGGCGATCTAGGAAATGAAGCCGCAATGAATTTGTATAAGGTGTGGAAGAATCAAGAAAACAAATTGTCTGATACTATATACAAAAGACCTGTAACTATGTCTCTTGAAGAAATAAATAATCTACAAAAAAGTGGACTAGTACGTAATCTCGGAGACAGGTTTGAAGTTACTGCTAAAGGTGCAAAGATAATTAAAATCATGATATTGGGCGATGACGGTTCTGTCTTTGATAAAAATAAAAGCCAAATAACTTATGCTGAAGCCGTTGCTAATACAAAAGAGCGTTCTATTAAGACATCTAAGAAACAAGAAGATAGCTGGTGGACGCAAGCTTTAAAATAACTATGTCTATAACGATATTACTTTTTGATAAAGAAGAAAACAGTACCAATAAGGTCAAGGTTGAAAAAAAGCTTCTTTGGTATGACAATGACTATCACGAAATGCTTACTTTTAAAGGTGGAGCATTAGATTTAGTTCATAAAGTTTTTGATAAAAAGCGTAAAAGGTTTGTTCCTAAAGTAATAGATATTTTTGAAAATACTAATAGTAGAATTAAAAGTAAGAAAGCTTTGTTGGATTGGTTTGATAAGTATTCTGGATATAACCCAATAAAAGCCTCTGAAGCAGAACCTACATCAGATGGAGTATTGATATCTTTAGCTGATAATACAACTAGGGATAAAGAAGAAATAGATAATTTTATTTACGAGTTGGAAAGAAACAATATCAAGTATAGGATCGAATAATGTTATATGTAGAAGTGGCAGAGACACCACATCAACTTGAAACTGGACTTATGTTCAGAACTACATTAGCTGAAGACAGTGGGATGCTATTTAAGTTTTCTAGACCCGATGTAAGAAACTTTTGGGGTATGAATACTTATATTCCTTTAGACATAGCTTTTGTTTCTGAAGATGGAAAAATCATTAAGATTGATAGAATATCTCCATTTTCCTCTAGAGCCGTATCCAGTGATTCCGATTGTGTTATAGCTATAGAAGCAAATGAAGGTTTCTTCATTAAAAATGACATTGGTATAGGCGATGCGATTTCAATAGATAATGATGACATCGGTTCTATTGTTTTGTTTGAAAAAAACAAAGGATAAACCGGTCTTTTTTTTTACCTTATACCAGTGAAGAATATAGCTACTAAAAAATACGTTAAATGGGTTCAAGCTCAAAGAATCATCGATTGGGATGATCCTGACGCTGGACCTGTAAATATAAACGAATTTTTTGTAGATCAAGAAGAAGCTGATCTTCCTGTTATACGAGAAGAAGATTTAGGGCAAATACTTGAAGACGATTTAGAACTTGGAGAAGAAGCAGTACCTGAAGGTGCACCAGTTACTGACGTAAAACCAGAAGTACCACCAGAAGATAGACCACAATTTAATAATAAGCATGAAGCTTTAGCTTGGGCCGAAGATAATAATGAGGTTGTTGAAATAAATTATACGACTAAAGGTGGTACTAACTTAATAAGAGAAGTAGAACCTCATGGTAAATTCTATGCTCATACAACGCATAGAAATATACTTGTAACTTTTGATAGATCGATAAATGCTATAAGGGCATTTATTATTAAAAACGTGAATACTTTGGATTTTACTGGAAAGAGGTTCCAGAAAAAGTTTGTAGTTAAAAGTTAAGGGAGAAGTTATGGAAAATACAATATCGAGTCTAGTACGTCTGGCGGATACGCTAGACCAAAAAGGCTTTGTCAAAGAAGCCGTTCGTATAGACAACATAGCAACCAATCTCCATAAAGTAAAAGTTGCCCAATACGTAGGCGTTCAAGGATATTGGATAAGAAACGAAAGATGTTGGAGCAACTGTTACCGAATTAAGAGAGCCAACAAGCCTAGTTTGGCTGCTCAAGAAGTTTGGAGAGAATGTCAAAACGAATACGTTGATTCTGTCAATGATGGCGGAACGACAGACTGGGATAAATATGCAAACGAAGAAAACAGTGTTCTACAGAAATTTTCATCTTCTAAAGAAGTTATAGAAGTAATAGAAGCTGAAGCTAGAGCATTCAGGCAAGAAGTAAATAAGAAGGTTTCTTCTGGTATTAAATTTCCTGTAGCGGTTTATGCTACTATCAATGAAAACATTGAAAAGTATCAAAGTGATATGATGCAAGAAGCATCTGATTTACTTAAAGTTGCTAATTTGGTTAAAGAAGTAGACGAAAATACCTCTAATACTCTTTCAACTATTTCAACACAGATAACGAAAGAAGCCCAATTTGGTGCTTTGCAACAAGATGGTGGTAAGGGGCTATTCACCGCTCCTTTTGAAGCGTGGCGAGGTAGAAAAAGTGAAGGAGAGTGGAAAAATCTACTGAGCCGAATTAAAAGAACAACAAAAGCTATTGATGATACTTTTAATAATTTTAGTATCCAGCAGATGAATACTTTAGCTCAAGAATTAATGAAAGAACAATCTGAATTATCTCAAATTGCAGCTAAAACAAAATCTGATAAGGTTAAGCAACTTGTTCCAACAATGCGTAATATGATTACGCAATTTTTCAGTGATGCAAAATCGTCTAGAAATCCCAGAGGTTCTTTAAGTAGATTTAAAAACAACATGGATACGATGTTAATGAATGCATCAACGATTGATCCTAGCGGGATTGATCCAAATGCACAAGAACAATCTCCTGTTTCTCGCAGACCGGGAGAACGACCTTCTTCTACAGAAGCCCCAGTAGTAGAAGGACCAGCAGTAGAAGATGCATCGGTAGAAGAGTCCACTGCTACGGATGCAGAATTAACCGATCCTATCAACCAACTTTCTGATGTAAGTAATTCAAACTATAATCCAGATTTAGACCCAGAAGTTGAACAAAACATACATGGATGGGAGGGACAAGAATCTGCTGGTGATGTTATAACAGAAGAAGCTAAAGCAGCATATACTGGTCCTGATGCAGCAGAAACACCAGAAACAGACATATCGGAATTAGCAAGACAAGAAACATTTTTAGAACCTAAGATGATAATGAATAAAGTACAAGAGTTAGCTGCTTCAGGCGATCCACAAGTGGCTAAACTTGGTGGCTGGTCTCATGTTATACAGCTACTAAAGAAACTAGATGTTTTGCCTAAATAAATAAAGGATATTTGTAGAAACTTAACTAAATAATAGTAATTAAGGAATGCCTTTGGATAAAGGCGGAAATATAGGAGTATTATCATGGTAAAACTTTACACAGGAAAAATCCCGACAAAGGGAACGAGTTTCGAAGATTTTGTTAAGAAAGTAACTGGCGGAAACGAAGTTAAGACCGCATCTGTTAAAGAGGCAGAAGTAAAGACGGCTGAAGAGGCAGAAGAAGCAGAAACCAGCGGACAACCACAGGCAGAAGCTAAGTTAGTCAATGTTCCTGATAAGGAAGAGGGCAAAGCTCAGGATAGTGGTTCTGATAATTCTGAAGGCGAAACCAGCGGACAACCACAGGCAGAAGCAAAGCTAGTTAATACGCCGGAAGTAAAGAAAGACGCTGAAGTAGAAGACGAAGAGACCAAAGAAGCTAACGCTGACAACTTTGGCGATAAGAAAGCCGAACCGTTTGGCAAGAAGACCGACGACGACGATGACAAGGATGATAAAGATGATGACGAAGAGAAGAAAGAAGAGAAGAAAGAAGCCGTATCAAAGCCTGGTTTCGTAAGATTAGCAAAGCTTAATCCACAGACTAAGGGATGGCTGAGAGATTACTGGCGTAACATTTATCCGTCAGACTATGTAGATGCAATGCTCGCAGACAAGTAATCGTTACTTACTATAAAGGATAAAATGTTATGAGGATTGTACCCTCTGGCCAAAAACGCGAAATGGTGGCTCAGTCTTTTAGTGAGGCTGCACCAGATTTCAATAATGATATCCTTGGCGCACCGACAGGGATGGGAGCAGAAGCTCCCTCCCTGCCTGCGCCTAATAATGGAGATCAATCTCTAGACCCAGAATCGTTAGACCCAGAATCGTTAGGTTTAGAAAAAGAAGAAGAACCTACGCAAAAAGAAGCAGACATAAAAGAATATGTTTTCAAGAAGTTAGAAGCTTTTGGATACCCTCCAAGAAGACTAGAAGAATTCGAAGACGACTTCGTAACGGAGAAGATATATCCCGGTGAAGCTAGGGAAGTAGTTATCGTGATGCCAGACAGGTATTACGGTACTAGAAAAAGTATCAGTAGTGGAGACTTCAAAAAGATTATTCAAGAGATACAAAGTCAGTTCGGATTGTCTTTCGTAGAAGCAGAAAGAAAAGACAAAAGAATTGAAATCAAGTTCTCATCTCAAACAGAATCAGATGTAGAAGAAGAACCTGTAGCAGATGAGTTGGATGAGATTTATGGTGGAGGTGCAGGAAAAGGTGGCGGTAAGAAGAAAGCTAAAGGAAAACCGAAGCAGATAGACCCTGCTAAAGCTTCTATCGCTGGTGCTGAGGAATCTTCTAAGAAATATGCTGAGCTAAGTAGCCGATTAAACAGTGATGACATTAGCGACCTTTACCAGAAGCTGAATCCTCAAAAATTAACGGAGAAATAATATGGTTGACAGGGTATCAAATGAAAAGAGCATTGATTTTCTATCCAAAGCACTTGGAGTAGAGAATAAAGAACAGGTTGCGAAACCTGTCGAGAATACCAAGAAAGCTGAAGCAAAACCGATGATAGGACAGCAGAATCTGGACACAAGAAATATGGAAGGTAAGGGAGCTAGCGTAAGCTCAGCTACTTCTGGCAAAATTACTAACTATGGTGGTCCCAAAAAGCAAATGCAGTCTGAAACATCAAATAGCATTTGGGATTCTAATGCTCTTGGTAAGTTACATGAATCACAGGATAATAAAGAAAAGACAATTAAAGAGAGAGAACAAATAGATCATTTGAAAAAGAGTATGAAGCAAGGAAGACTAGATGACATGGTTGAATCTTTGCATAATACTGATACAAGAAAAAGTTCTACAGTTTCTGGTATGGCGGCTCATTCTGGATCGAACTATCAGAAGCCTCAGAATGGAATCAGTATATTCGACTCTAATACTGATTTTGAAAGAGTTCCAGAACAGACTCACGGCGAGAAGATAGCAGAAGAAGCCAGACAACCTAAAGAGAAAGATGATTCTTGGCAGAAAGTATCTACTAAGAGAATGAAAGATTCTATTAACAGCCTATTCGACAATTTGAATAAGGAATAATTTTGAATAAACTGTCACAACAATATACTACAGATTTAGATCAGCTTATTGAAGAGTTGAAATTAACAGGTCTTCAGGTACCAAATAATTTTGCAAATATGCAACCAGCAGAAGTCATGGCTTGGACTGAAGAATTAGCTGCTGATGCAAATACGACTGATGAAGTAGCAAACAAAATTAGAGATTTTTCGAATATACATAATCAAGTTGCTCAGCAACAGGCTAATTTTATGGAAGGTGGAGAAACAACTGGTCCGGGTTATACCGGTCCTACTATTGGTTCCACAAAACCGTTTAATTTCAAAAAAGCTCAGTTGCTGGATGAAATACAAGAAGAACAGATGGGCGACCCATTGGGCGATCCTATGTTAGATGATTCGTTTGATGAAGAATTAGACGTAGGATTAGATGACGAAGAAATGAAGTTTAAAGATGGATCAGATTTAAAAGATTGGCTAGATCAACAAGAACCTGCTCAAGCTATAGAAAAATTAACAAGTATATCTATCGATGAGCCTGTTATAGATACTCATGCGGACAACGATGTAGTTGATCCCATAGAAATAATTAAAGGCGGTATTCAAAGATTTTACTCAGAACCAGATCATGAGAGGTTAAGAATAGCTATGGAAATTTTCGATATTCTACCGAATTCAGTAAAAGTCCAAGAGTCTGATCAGGAAGCTGTCATTGACGCTCCTTTCGAGACTCAAGAAATAGAAAATTTTGCGAATGATATTATGAATCGCATAAAGAAAATGGCCGAATCTTCTGTAGAAAAAGAAGTAAAGCCATTTAACATGAACAAAACTGCTCAGGCAAAGACCATAGAGAATACAATTATGTATGGTCCTAGCGAAAAAAGAATAGACCCGTTTGCACGACAGCCTGTATCTGATTGGAATGTTATTGAAAGAAACAAAGGTTTTGGACTAGTAGTTGATGATGTTTGGAATATAGATTGGGAAACAATTTGGCGCGGTACGGTAATGGACAAGTACAGTCGTGCATATCGCGATAAAGATGGCAATTGGGTTGGCGGTTATATTCAAAAGAGATTTGAAGTAGATAAATGGATTCCAGAATATAACAATTACCAGTTGAAGCCGGGCCAGTTAAGAAAACCAAGACTTCCAGAATTAGGCACTATAGAATCGCGTATGGAAGCAATGCGAGAAGGTAAGGGTATTAATAAGCCTGTTTCGATGTCAACTGGCGAAGAATACAAACCTGTTTCTATAGGCGAGTCGAAAGGTGATTCTTATAACTGGCAGAAATCTAAATTCAATAAGATCACTGGCGCAAAAAAAAAAGTAACGTAAAAGAAGCTCAGCTTCGACCTATGGGCGATCCATTTGCAGACAAATCTAGAAAGCCCAAAGGCTCTAAATGGTTAGAACCTGATCAATCTGTGTCCCCAGACATAGTATGTACTATATGCGGTTCTCAACTACCTTCTATATCTCCCGGTGATGGCAAATGCCCTAATTGTGGTAGCGACTACAACGAAAGCAAAAAGATAGTCGGTATCAATAATAAAGCTCCTGATCCAAGAGGGAAGCAGAGAAATCCGTATGGTAATACTAAGCAACTTATTGTTCCTAATACAGCGTTAGCTGGAACGGATTTTATTTATGATGGAAAATCTGACAAGTTCATGGTTATGTCAGAAATAGATATAGCAGATGGTAAAAAGAAAAAAGATAAAACTGATGAAAAGAAAAATAAAGTTTTTGAATCAGAAGAGTTCAAACAATTAATAGGACCAAGCGATGACTTGACAAATAATGACGATAATCCAGATATAGAACAAACCATGAAAGATTTAGCCTTTGATGGTTAATGCGAAAGGTGAATTATGCCAATAAAACTGGTTAAAGATGGAAGTATGCCTATGAGTAAAAGCAGCTTAGTTGCTTCTTCTTATGGGTATAATCATGTTCAAACTGGCAATAGAATTTTAGCAGGCAGCAATAGTATTAAATTTCCTATAACAAAGTCTGCACAGTTTGCTGGGTCTGGCGCTAATGTTGTATTTACGCAACCTATGTTTTTTAGCCCACTTCATACTCCTCAGAACTGGCAGATTGCATCTAAACGTAGAGAAATATACCAATGGGCAAGATTCTATTATGACAACGAACCCAAGGTAGCTGCTGGCATTGATTTCTATGCCGATTTCCCAATGAACGGATTTAAACTTGAATGCGAGAATCCTAAAGTACTACAGTATTACGAAAAAGTAATTAAGGATTTAAGACTTAATCATTGGTTCAAATCAATCAGTCATGAATTTTTTCTTTTAGGTGATGTATACCCATTCTTAGAAATTCAATGTCCGAAGTGTAATGGTACAGGAGTTTTAGTTGATGGAACTGTATGTAATCATCCCGGTGGAAAAATCAAACGAATTGTTGTTTTGAACCCAGATTGGATTGACGTACAGAAAAACGTTTTAGCCTCTGAACCTGTTATATCTCTAGTTCCAGATGAAGAACTGAGAATGATTGTACAGAGAAAACAACCAAGGCAAATATACGACAAACTACCCCAAAAACTTGTTGCTTTGGTATCGTCAGGTCGTCCTATACCGCTCTCTAACAGGTGTGTAAGCCATATCGCTCATAATGCTAGTCCATACGGCGCTTATGGTACATCAATCGTTAGAAGACTATTTACGGTCCTTGCATACAAAACAAAACTTATAACGGCAAACTGGATTGTAGCAGAACGTCTTATTATTCCAGTTAGAGTTGTAAAGATTGGTGATGAGAAGCGTCCTGCAAGTGCTAATGATATCCAAGATGTTTCTAACCAGCTTTCGGCAGTTGCAAATGACCCGAATATAACAATTGTTACGCATCATGCATTTGATTATGAATGGTATGGAGCTACTGGTAAGATTCATAATATCACATCTGATTTAGAGCAAATAGGCAAAGATATTCTTGATGGTTTCATGCTTAACCAAGCATTGCTTAATGGCGAAATGTCTAGCTATACGTCTGCTCAAGTTGGCGTAGAAACTATGATTCGTCGTTTGGAAAGTTGGAGAGCAAGATTAGCAGAATGGGCTGAAAACAACATATTTTTGCCTATTGCTATGATGCAGGGGTTCATAGATCAAGAAGCAACTAAAGAACTTGGAGAAATCCAATATACAGTTCCTACTATAAAATGGAACGATATGCAATTGAGAGACAAGTCTAATCATCTACAAATGATGATGCAATTGCATGATAAAAGAATTATTTCTACTCAAAAGCTTTGTGAAGAATTTGATATCAATTACGATCAGGAAGTACAGAGAATCCGAGAAGAAACAGTACTTGCTGGTCCTCAAGGACAGATGCCCGGCGGTGGTGGTGGAATGCCGATGGGCGGTGGCATGGGCGGCATGGGCGGAATGCCTCCAGGTGCTGAAGGCGCAGCGCCTGAAATGGGCGGAATGCCCGGTGCAGAAATGGGCGGAATGCCCGGTGCAGAAATGGGTGGCATGGGAGGCGACATGGGCGGCATGGGTGGCATGGGCGGCATGCCAGGTGCAGCAGCTTCTATATCTCCTGATATGAAGATATCAAAAAAAGGTAAAGGAAGTAAGCCCGGCGAAGATGTTGAACAACCACAACCTAGAAAAATAGTTCTTACGTCTTTAGAAAGAAAGATGTACAAAATATTACAACAACTTGATGTCCCATATCAACTATATGGTCAATATGAAGTTCATATGCCAGCGCAGCCTCAGCCGTATTTGATTGATTTTGCTTATCCTACTATTGGAGTTGGTATAGAGACTGATGGCGAGATATGGCATGAACGAATGGACTTAAAAGACAGAGATATGCAACGTGATCAAAAGCTTGCTAATGTAGGTTGGAGAATTCTTAGATTTAAAGAAGATGCATTGAATTCACAGACCGGCGAAATTAAAAATATTATCGAGGCCAACATTGTAGAAGCATCAAAGAGCAAACAGCAAAAGAAAAAGAAAAAGAATGCTTCTGATGTTTCAGAAATAAAAATAGCATCTTTGGATGAGATGCTAGAATCAAAAAATACTGTTTGTTACAGAGAAGAATTACCTATGGATTTAGGACATATGTTCATTATATGTGAGAAAGAATAATGGAAGACAAAAAAGCATTTAATTTAAAAAACGCTAGATCGTATACGCCTCCTAAATCACCTGGAAAAAGTAGAAAAAGAATACGAGACAGAGGTATTCGATGGAAAGAACAATATCATGATCGTTCTTTACCATTAAAGAAACGCTTCGATAAAGCAGTTGGTCCGGGTGCTTACCATAGATGGGAAGGACATGATTATACAACTGACTCTGATTATTTTATTGTAGTAGGACCAGCTATACAGAAGTACGGAGATAAATCGTTTTTTGCAGGTATTAAAAAATACCCTCCTAAATGGGAACGGAAGAAGACTTATGCCCCTAGCGGAAAATATTTTACCAACATATTGTCTGCTTTAAGCCACGCTAGCAAGATGTGGGGGGTAACTTTCCCAGAAGATCAAAAAGACTACTCTACTGAAGAATTAGCCAATGTAGATATTCCTAGACATATGAAAGCATAATTTAATATGTTTTAAGAAGGAATCATGTCTTTAAATAAAAATAGCATAACTATACATATAGTATGTTTATTTTATTCAGAAGGGTAATTTTTTATATGGTAAAAAAAGAAATTGAATCTGCTACCGGAAAAATCATTACCCGGCAAACCGGTATCAGTATCGGTATTTTGTTACTTCTGATAATGCCCTTGATTAGTGCTTGTATTTTTATAGCTTCTTCTAATCAAAGAATTAAAGTTCTTGAAAATGAAGTTACTGTTTTGAGTACAAAATTAGAAGAACATTCAAAATTAGGAGTTAACGGGATACCTCACCCTCAAGGGATAAAGGCAGAAATAGAAAAAGTAAGAAACGAATTATATTTAAGAACAAGAAGCAGGTGGACCGATGCAGATGACGAACATTTTATGCATATGTACACAAATAAAAATAATCTAGAGATGGTAGAGCACAAAAACATTGTGCCAATTAATGAAAACGGCCCGCGAGGCCGAGATTAACGAGGGTCAAATTAATGGGAATCGTTATATTAGCGACAATTTTAGGGACGGGCGCAGGCGTTGTAGGTCTTACTGCATTATCGATGGCCCCTGCCGGGTGTTCTTTATATAAAATGGTTGGTATGCCAGAATATAAAAACTCCTTACAAAAAGTGTCAGTTATAACTGCTGTTTTAACGACATTAGCAGTGTTGATAACAATTATATTGGTTTAATTAGTGAGGAAATCGTATGAGTCTTAATAAAACGGCGAGTATGACTTTGATTAATGTACAAGCATTGAACACTCCTGAACAATGGGAAGAATTTAATCTTGATAATATCAAAATAGCGTCTGCTCAAGAAAAGGAAGCATTAGGTGGATTTGATATAAAATCTGCCGTTACAGGTCATCCAGATCATTTGTTTGTAAAAGTTTTTGCTATTAAGAAAGACGAAGTAAATGATAATGGAGATGCTTTCAGCGAAAAAGAACTACTTAAAGCATATCAAAGTTTCGTTGGAGTTCCTATCTTTTGTAATCATCAGAATAATGACATTGAAAAAGCTCGCGGCAAAGTAGCTCACTCATGGTATGACAAAAAACAGGGTGGTATTTTTATTATTGCAAGAGTAGATAAGATTGCATATCCTAAACTTGCTAGAGGTATCGAAGAGGGATATATTACTGGCACTTCTATGGGATGTAGCGTAGAATATTCTGTTTGTTCTATCTGTCATCATCGTGCTGCTACAGCAGATCAGTATTGCGAGCATGTTCGCGAAAGAAAAAATAAGAAGTTCAGTGGTAATGTTGAATGTCAGTATGAATGCTTATCGGCCAACGATTCTTGTCCAGTTTGCGGTAAAACTCAGGATGAGAAAAAGATAGTTAAACATAATGCATCAACTGTTTTCGAACATAACTTCGACTTAAAGTTTATTGAAAACAGTTTTGTTGTTAATCCTGCATGCCACGAATGCGGAGTAACAGAGATACTTAATCTTCCTGCAATAAACAAAAAAGTTGCTTCATTAAGAGAAACTTTAAAGAAGATTAATGAAACTGCATGTTCAGATGGTACTTGTAAACTTCAGAAAGTAGCAGGAAAACAAGAAGTAGACTATTTAAATGATGCAATGGACAAAATAGAAAGAGTTGCTAAGAGCATGATGTCTCAGAAGCATCATGTTTCTATGGAATACGTAAGTGACTTGGTTAAGGCATTGGCTGATGTTCAAGGAATAACCGATGAATTAGTAGAGATGGGTTACACACAACTTCCTTCTCCTGTAGTAACAGGCGAAGAAGATGTTGATTTATCCAAAGAATCTACTGATGAAATTGATCCTCAGCAACTTGGTGAAGCTCCTCAGCAACTTGGTGAAGCTCCTGCACAACCAGTTCAGACTACTGTAAGTCCTGCTGGAATTGTTAATGAAAACATTGGAGATGTTGGCTCTATAACAAAACCCAAATATTCATCTAATATAATTGATAAAAAAAAGAAGGAATTCATTACTGCTTCTGACAATTTAATAAAAAAGCTAGCATTATTACAGGATAGCATTGTCGCTAAAGAAATCGTGAGTGAACAGCAAACTAACAGCACAGAAAACATATCCGATAAGGAGTTAGAAATGACAGCGGAAAACGCGGATAAAGTCGGAACTGAACAGGACAACATGGAAAAAACAGCAGAACACAGTACCGAGGTTATTACGGAAAAACAATTGCCTAATGCTGAAGGTGCTGGTGAACGTTGGGACGCTGCTCCCGATATCATAACTGAAAAACAGTTGGACAAGCCTACCGCTAATAAAGACCCTAACGAAACTACAAGTGATAGCCCACAGCATAGAACAGGCTCTTATGAAGTTATCACTGAAAAGCAGCTTGATAGTATCGCTAGTGGTTATGTTACTAGGTGGAACGACTGGCCCAATGTTATTACAGAAAAGCAATGGACCGACGTTAGCCGTTGGATTGGTTCTACGCTGAGTAATGATCAGGATACAGTTATTAGCGAAAAGCAGCTTTCAGATTTCATGTCTCATCATGGCTATTCTTCTCCGACTTTTATTACTGAGAAGCAGCTTAACGGTTCAGACACTGAACAGACTAAGCGATGGGCCGATGACACTTCTGGAATGATTAAAGCCGCTGAAGATGCCATTTCAGATACTATTGCATATTTCATGAAAACTCCTACTGAAGTTAAAAAGGCAATTGCTTTTATTCATGAGAATCCTAGAAATCTAGAAAAGGCCGCTTTCCTTACTTTGATCAACTCGCTTCCTCATAAGTCTGATGATAGAAAGAACGCAAAAGCTAAATACACCTATCTATCTAAAATGGCTCAGCAAGAAGTAGAGGGTCCGGGACTTCTAGATGCTCTTGTAATTAGTATGAGCGACAACTTAAGTAGATTTAATACTGAAGATTTTATGTCAGCACTAAAGCATGTTTCTTCTAACAAGAAAGCTATGTCTCAGGTTGACAACATTGTTAGAATTAAACTCGCAGGCGATCTTGAAGTTGAAGATGTCGTGACTAAGGAAGCTGCTTTTGAATCTGCCATTGCAAATCTTGATAGACCAGAAGATGGAACTTATCAGGTTAATGCAACCATTGCAGAAATCGGTAAAAATCCAAAGAATAAATCTGAATTTCTAAATGCACTACATGCATTTGCTGGAAACGTTATTAATGACGATGGTATTAAGACAGCCATTACTAAGGTTGATTTGGATGAGAAAAAAGGTATTGTTGTTGCAACTCTTAAAAACGTAGAAGCCTTAACACCAGCAGAACAAGCTGCTATCGTTTCTCGACAAAATAGAAAACCAGTTGAAGAGCAGCGTGAATCCCTTGATGAAGAAGAAATGCTTCTGAATGGTAAGGATTCAATCAAAGGTGCGCCTAGAACTTATAGCTCTCGTAAAGAAGCTAGAGAAGGACTTCTAAAATCCGCTCAGATGTTTGGCGGCGAAATGGGCGGTCAGGGCGGCGCATCTCAAGCACCTGGCGCTGGCGCAAGCCTTCCTCAGCCGCCACAGGATATGGGACAAGCTCCTGTAGAAAGCTTCGAACAGTCTGATCTAGGTGAAGTCGGTATGGACGAATCACTCCAACCGAAACCACCAGGTTCTTCATGCCCCGTTTGTACATCTGATGATGTAGACATTATAAATGGCGAAGGCAAATGTAATAACTGTGGTGCTGACATTAGTTACGAAATTCAGATTAAAGTAAAGAATTGGCCTAACACGATGGAAAGCAACAGAGACAGTTCTGAAGAAGGTGATACTCTTTCCGATGAAGCTAATCTGGAAGAAGAGGACGCTGGATTCAAGATGCCTGAAGGCGGCGAGCCGATGGCCGCAGCAGCTTCAACTAAAAACGACAAGACAAAGAAAACTGCTTCTGTTGAAGAATATGAAGTAGATAAATTTGCTGCAACTGTTCTTCTGAAGAAAGACGTTATCACTAAGGTTGCAGAAGCCAAGATTGCTCTTGGTTCAGTTAGCCCGTTGACTGGTAATACTGAAACAATAGATATCGGTAATGGAAAACATGTATGTTTGGATACTGGTGCTACTTATTCAGTACAGTATGCAGTTAGCAAAGCCGATCCTAAGAAAGTCTATGCAAGATGGATTTGGGAGCCAAAGACCGCTGATACTTGTTCCAATTGCAGTAGAGCTAAGACTGCTTTTGTTTCTGCTCTAAAATCTATGGGTTCCAGCGAAAAAGAATTTGACGAGCAAGATATCAAAAGCAAAGCAGAAACTATTTTGGCTATGAGAAAAGCTGGTCATCTTAAAACAATCAAAATTGCTGAAAATAAAAATTCTGTTATAGAAGAGTATAAGAAAGCATACAACACTACGACTATGGGAGACAAATTCCCAATCGAATCGTGTAGAGAAAAGCTTGCAAGACGTTTTGGAGAAAATGCATTGGCTTTAAGCGGTCCTTGCGAAGGTAAACCTCTATATGACTGCGTATGTTCTTCCCTTAAGAGTGCAGATGTTTATTCTCACGGTCTTGCTATTAAGGTTGCCGAAGTTTGGAAAGACAAAGAAGCTTCTTCAGAATGTATGGAAGATTTCGTTAGACAGGGCTATGAACTTAAAGAAGCTGCAACTATATGCGAGCTTATGAGAATGAAGTATGCCCAGTTCGATGACGAATTTGCAACCGAATTAGAAGATGCTGTTTCGGACAACTTAGATCAAGTAGAAGACGATATCGACGGTCCAGAAGTTAGCCCGTTTGATAATTTGGACGAAGGTGTTGAGGGCGTTGACGAATCAACCGTAACAATCGAACTTCCTGCTGAGTTGGTCGAACAGTTAGATGCTGCTTTAGATGTAAGTCTTGGTGAAAACCCAGCTATAGAAGATCATCATGAGGATATTGTAGAAGAAGAAGGCGTAGCCGATATTGCAGAAATCGGTGGAGCCGAAGATGTTGTTGATGACGAACCTGTAGTAGAAGTTGGCGTTGCAGAATTAGGTGAAGAAAAAGACATGGTTGGCGGCAATCCTGCTGGCGATCTTGGAGGTGCAGGCGGCATGGGTGGCGATGTCAATCCAGCAGCCGGTGGGCAAGTTGCTAATCTTGAAGGCGGCGATGTACTAGCTCCTGAACTTGGCAGCGATCTTGACAGCGAAGTCGGCGGAGATGTTGACGGTCTTGAAATTGAAGTTGAACTTGGCGGCGAGGAACTTGGCGGCGATGAACTTGGCGGCGAAGAAGGCGGAAACCAATGTGAAGAATTGGCTAAAAAGGTCTTGTCTGAAGAACTTTCTTTGGCTGATGCTTTGAACCAAATTCCTGAAGAAGAACAGGACGCATTGTTGGATGCAATAAAAGCTGTTAATAATTGTGAAAAAGAAGAAGGAATTAAAAACGATGTTGTTGAAACAGTAGAAGAAGACGCAACGGATGTTGTTGATGAAGGCGAAACCTTCAAAGAAGGTGGCGAAGAAGAAACAGTTAAAGAAGAAGGACCAGTTGTTGAAGAAGATAAAGATTGTATTGCATCGGAGAATACCGAAATGGTAACAACTCAGACTGAAGAGGAAATGATTATAGAAGCTCAGAAAATGCGAAGAGGAAGAATCGGCCATACAGGCGAGATCAACCTCGACCTCTCTGCTGTAATGAATGTTATTAATAAAGAAGCTGGCGAAAAAGAACTGAAACAGGAAAATGCACAAGATACTCCTGATTTGGGCAAAGTAAAAGATACAACTACCATTGGCGACGAAGATGCATTCACTGATGGTGTTGATAGTAAACCAAACGTTCCGTCCGAAAATGCAACTATGGGACAGGAACCTAGCGATTTAAATCCATCATCTGCTCCGAAAGTAAAGATTCCTGTTGGAAGCGAAAACATGGGACATGAAGAGCTAGAAGGTGGAGATAATAGAGCAACTGGTGGCGAGCAGGGACAAGGAACATCAAGAGCTGCTAATACTAAAGATAGAATCACTGCTTTGGCAGAAGGAATTCTTCAAGCACAAGCTAACCAGATTAAAGTAGCAGACGAAAAGAAAGTCGAAAGACATCAGAATCAAGATGACGAAGATGTAAAACCTTATTCTGAAGGCGACGGTTCTTTCATGGGTAACGAAAAAGAAAGTATTGAATCCGTTCCCGCTGCCGAAGCAAAGCCAAGTCAGGTTCCAACAACTGACAGCGCTTTCATCGGTAATGAAAAAGAAAGCATTGGCGACAAGCCTTCAGAAAAAGATACGCCAGATATTCCTGCCAAAGATGACAGAATTAAAGGCGAAAAAGATAATGAAAAGATTGCTCCCGAAAAGGAAGAGCAAGTAACAGGTATCACAGGTACCGGTCAGGGCGGAGTCATCGCTAGTAGCGATGCGGAGTCCAAGGTTCATAAGACCAACGAAGCAGCTTACAAACTAGCTGGCCGCATGTTGCAAAACAACATGATTGAAGTTGGACAGCTTGAAAGTAAGGTTGCAGAATTGAACAAGTATGAATCTGCCCAGTTGAAAGATTTGGAAACAGCAATGTTTTCAGGGCAAAAAGGACTCAACGCACCGTCAGACGGCATAGAGCAAGCCGTAATTGTAGGCGAAGTCAGTAGCGAAAAAGAAGCTCAGAAAAGAAACGAGCATATGATGAAAGATGCTCAGGAAGAGCTTACTGGACAGCTACAAAGTATCTTCAGTCTTGCACAGAAAAACGCTCTAGCAGAAGAGGATAATGATATCCAACTCCGTAAAGCATACGGAAGATAAAAAGGAGTAATGAACAATGGCTCTTATTGAAATTTATCATGTAGTAGCTGATTACTACCCAGTAGACCCTGATTGGACTAACCCGATTATTGAAGGTATGGCAGTACGTCTTAATGCTGCTGGTTTCGCTCAGGCTTCAACTGGCGCAGCTAATACACACGATATTGGCCTTGCTGGCGACAGCATGACCACTAACGTTCCCACAGCAGCCAACCCGCATACTCCGTATTCTGCCGCACTGACCGTAAACTCAGCAGGTAGTCAAGCTTGGACCCAGAACAGAGTTTCTGATGCATTCGATGAGACTTTGGCATCTGCCCAGCTAACTGTTTATAACGGCGGCGGCAAGTTCGCAACTACAGAATACGAATTGCTCACCGGCGGCGTTCCTATTGCTTATGCAATAGGCGATGCATTGTATGCAAGCGCAAATGGTCGTTTGACCAGTGTAGCATCTGCAAGCGCTCAGATAATTGCAGACGTTGTTGGCACACCCGGAGCATATCCTAGTGGCGTACCGGGCACTGATACAGCAGATGGCTCGCTGTCTCTAGGCACGTACCTCACTGTATTGCTGCGTAACTAATATAAATGCCTATATCTAATTTATTGTAGGGTTTATCTAATAAATGCCTACAAACTTGGAATAGGATAAGGAGAAATTAACAATGGCTATGACAAAGACTCTTACTGACCAACAGAAAGAAGAAGTAATTGCTCAGGCTCTAGAGACCGATGAGGGTAGAGTAGCCCTAGCTCAGGCTATGGTAGAACCTATCCGTCGTTCCCTAGAATACCAGGCTGTCGGACGTAAGCTTCTGATGGTTGACGAACTGCCGCAGGGCGCACTCGCTCGTTACGAGAGAGACGTTGCCGCTATCGCGCATGTAGTTAGCCGTAGAGGTGCCGTACCTGACCAGATTCAGGAAGGCGAAGAAATTCTAGTTCCGACGTTTGAAATTGCTGCAAACCCAAGCGTACGTTTATCTGAGATCAAGGCACGTAGATTTTATATCGTTGACCGTGCCCAGATCAAAGCTAAAGAAGCTATCCAGAAAGAAGAAGACACAAACATTTTCAACGCATTGATCGCCGCTGCTAATACCAGAGGTACTCAGATTGTCCAGAACGTTGGAAACCTTACTGTCAACTCTCTGAACACCGCTTATAGACTTATTGAACAGCATGACCTTGTTTGCACAAAAGTAGTTATGCAGGCCAATAGATTTGCCGATATTCGTTTGTTCGGTAAAGATTTCTACGACGAAGCAACGCAAAGAGAAATTATCACGACTGGTCTTTATGGACATCTTTGGACCGCTGACCTGCATGTTAGCTCTAGAATGTCCCCGAACACCGTTCTTTTGGTAGCTTCTCCCGACACAGTTGGTGCTTTCCCGATTCGTCAGGACATCACTGTGCTTCCGGCTGATGATCCCAAGAAGTTGCGTCTTGGATGGGTAATTTACGAGGAAGTCGGAATCGTTGTAGTTAACGATTACGCTATCTCTCTCATTCAGATCGTTGCTGCTACGTAATAGATAGTTAAAACCTAAAACAACTAGGCCGGTAGAAATACCGGCCTTTTGTTTGTACTTATTGTGAATAGTTCCGATTATATAATAAGCAAAAGGAGATGGACATGGATAATAAATCATATGCCTATTCTATATTGGAACTTTTGGGACAAGTCACTCACTGCCAACAAACTGGTAATGGTTTTGAATATAGACTAAATAACTATAGTTTTATTTTAGATATTAATTTTAATGGATTCTACCAAATAGAAATTATCAATCATGATATTAATAAAAATTCATTTGAGATGGTGTTTGATTTTGAAACATCTAAACAAATTAAAGATAAAGCTGAAGATGTATACTGCTCTCTACAAGAACTTATCGAGAGCGAAGAGGAATTACGTATTAAAGATGCGGATAGGGCTTTAGACATCTTAAGAATAGATATAAACAAAGTTATTTCTGTGATGCTATGATGAATGTACACAAAAAGAAAATAGAGTTCAAAAAAGAAGATTTGGTTCCTCATAAAGCTGGATATAAAATAATGGTTCTTAGAACTATTGAAGAAGGCGACAGATATTCTATAATAGTACCTGAATTATTCTTTGATAAGTCTGGTAAATTGGTAACTAAAGAAGAATCTGTAAAACCAACAGGTGCTTTAGAAAAAGAACAGGTGCTAAGCATAATAAAATTGGTTGAGAAGCAGGCACCTGTCAAAAACCTATACGTCTATATAGTAAGTAGAGAAGATGAACCTACAGCTTTTGGAATCTGTGCAGATATAAACCCATTAGAGAAATGGAGCTTCACAGAGATGGCTCTTCCCGGCATGGAAGTGTCTGATATAGAGACGTTTGTGAACGATGAAAAAAATATTAAAAATTAACAAGGATTTTATTTGAAAGTGATAGAATCAGTGTTATAGTAGTAACAGCAACCTTCCCTTCAGGGAAAGAAAGGCGTATAATGTCGAGAACATTTAAACAATCCGACAGTTATCTTTGGCATTCACTGCCATTGCGCCCCGATTTCCCGACATCGCGACATTGTTAATCGGCTGCTCACAGCAGGTAGAATTAACAAAGTCGCGAAGAATTCCCCTTCTGTGAGTTTAGTCAATATGTATATAGCGGCGCAGTGACTGAGAGGAAAAGTGACGGTCTGCAAAACCGTAGACGTGGGTTCGAATCCCACCTGTGCCTTTGATAATTAAATACGAGCGCCCGAAGCTCAAAAGGTGGAGCATCCGGCTTTTAACCGGAAGGACCGGGTTCGATTCCCAGCGGGCGTATGCTTCAAAAGGAAGTGTTTGAAGTCGTTGATACCGTTTCATGGAAGATTTGAATTAGGCATCTGCGCCGCTGAACTGATATTGTTCAGATGATGTACTAGCTTTTTTATAACTGTATATGGGTTTATTAATGTGCGATAACCGGGGAGGGTGTAACTACTCTCCCCGACATATTCCAGAAGCTCAAAAGGATGGGCGGCGGTTTACGGAACCGCAGGTTGGAGGTTCGAATCCTCTCTGGAATAGTTTATATATGGTGGGTGTAGCATAATTGGCTAATGCACCGTGTTGTGATCGCGGGGATTTGCGGGTTCGAATCCCGTCGCCCACCCGTAGGAAGGAGACCCGAGAACGACGGTTCAAGGCAGTACGGGAAAACTCAGCCTTCCCTTCTTCTTCGCGACGGTGGAGTGAAGGGAATTACGGAGTGTAGCTCAGTTTGGCTTAGAGCGCGGCGTTTGGGGCGCTGAGGTCGCAGGTTCGAGTCCTGTCACTCCGAGTTTAACGGTTGATGGAGTAAAAGTTTTGCATGATAGACATGAGACAGTCCGCGCGGATAACTCATGGAACACTAGTGAAATTCATGCAAGAAAATTCATCTCGCCAGGCATGGGGCTTGGAGATGGGGGTGAAAATCCCTCTCAGCCGACCATTATTTTTAAAAGAAGTGATTAGAACTTCTATAACAGTGCGTAGCTCAGCTTGGCAGAGCGCCGGTTTTGGGAATCGGAGGTCGGAGGTTCGAATCCTCTCGCACTGAGTAAGATTTTTCAAATTCTTGTTGAAAGATTCAATTAGCATGTTATAATAGTTGAGTTGGAAGCAAAGCCCTTGATTAGAAGGGTTTCTTAAATCGCACAAAAGTGAATATAAGAGTATTCGTTATAGCTTCGGTTGTAACAAATACAAAGGGGCCGTATAGGGTCCATCAAGAGTAAGGTTGGCGACAACCCCAAAGAATTGTTTGACATACAATTCGCCTTTCAATTATGTTAGGTTCATCTATAAAAGCCTACTCTTCTTGGTTTCCTGCAACGGGAACTAAGGACGGAAGTTAGGACTGGTGGAAGAGGCAAAATCCTGGGCAACGCTAGGGAGATAAGTCCTGCTCTTAGCAGAGCTACACTGTCATGCTAAAACTAATTACGTTTGAGAGAGAAAGGTAGTTACTGAGTTCAAGTACGTTGCTGTATAAGGGCGAAGTAGCAGTTCTAAAGATTTTCGGGTTTGGCTTATGGAGGTTAAAGCCCATAAGGTAAACACGATTATCTTGAAGAACGGAGGAACCCAATTGGCAGTTGGGCCTCATGAACGGTGAGTGATATTGGCTACCTCAAAAGGGTAGTTAATCGCTGAGCCAGCGCGTCGTTCAGTCAACCACCCGTTTAGCTCATTAGTAGAGCGAAACCAATTTAAGGTTTAGGCAGTAGGTGCAATCCCTGCAACAGGTACCAAAGCAAAAAGGCTGGCTTGGCGCTCGATCAAAGCGGCTTAATTCTGTAGCCTTTCGGGGTAATACAGACGTTTGAGGCTCGCAAGGCTGATAATGTTGATTCAGGATGACTATGTTAGCGGTTAGCTGCTGCTAATATGGTTGGAAGAATCGAGTAGTCGAGTGTTACAGAGGTAATGCCTCCTCTTTAAATTGGGCAGTCGTGAGTTGCTACATCTCGCAAGGGATGTGGATACGTTCTTAACAGTTCGGTAACTATTGCGGTTCGAACTGGTACGGGAACTAAAGGCGGCTCTAACATGGGTATAGTCTCAGCCCACGTTAACTTTTTCTCTGTTGCGATTCCAGCCTAAAGTGTTACTTGGCCGCATACCGCGTTTGGGGCGCGGTGGTTAGGGTTCAAATCCCTATAGGCTGATTCATTTCTTCTTCTTCTGGTGTATCCTAATATTTGTAGAATGTTTTCGTTAGGAGAACTAGATGAACATCTATGAAAAGCTACAAGAGTTTGACCAACGCATAAAAGAATGCGATGAGACTATCGATAACATGAAGTCTGAACGTAGTCTACTGCTCAAAGAGAGATCAACATTTTTAAAAGATTATAGACTAAAAGTAGGTTCTAACTCTATATCTTTTAAACCTTCTGGGGAATTTGTAATAAACACTCCTTTTAATGGCAGTTCATCGGCATATAGCGGTCATATGAATGCGGTTATAAGACCAGATCAGATCAAAGAATTTTGGAAGACAATGCTTAGATTCTTCGATGATGATCCGTCTATAGGAAAGACTAAAATCATTAAGAAAAAGAAGAAGAAATCTGGAAAAGATCAATATCAGTTTATGGATTTGGAAGACGAATAAGCATGTTCGCTGTTCGCGAACAACGAACAGCATTTACGTCCGACTGCCTGGGTGTAGCTCAAGATTCCAAATCTTGAAGATGGGGTTCGAATCCTCACGGGCGTGTTAAAGGTTTTGTAGTATATATTCCGAATATATAAGTATGAAAGCATTCACATTAGTTGAACTACTTGTAGTAATAGCGATTATCGCTATGTTAGTATCTATGCTTATCCCAGAATTATCAGCAGCCAAATCTATTGCAAGGTCTACTATATGCAAATCTCATTTGAACCAAATAAGTAATGGATTTAAAGCTCCAAGAGGAAATGGAACTTCTAAATCGTTTCCAAATAAAAACTCTTGGCCTTCTATTCCTATGGATGTCTTATCAATCCCTGATATCTATGTATGTCCAGAAGATACAGATGAAGGACAAGGGACTCTTGTAGCAAACTATTCTCTTCATTATGGACCAGATTGTAACGAATTAGCAGGTTTGGATTTACTTATTGTCCCTGAATCAGATGGATTTGGTCATGGAGGCTCTCCTATATGTAAAGTTAGAGATATGGGAGATTGGACGCTTTACATATTTGATGATGGCATGTGTAGAGATTTGGATGATTGGGCTTTTCGCGTTACAAAAGGTTATCCGCGAACTGCTACTAGAATATTGAATCCAGAAAATACTGATAGTACTCCTAGCGGTGGAAGAAAAGTTTCTATTTATTGCAATGGTAAGCCATTACCAGGATGGGAAGATATGAGAGAAACAAGTCTTGTAGGTCAAAGTTTTGTTATGACCGAAGAAGGTACATTGGATTACGGATATAACGCTCTTATAAGCGGTTATGAAGTTTCTCCAAAAACAATAGTTGCTCTTGATTATAATTTACGTCTTGCAAACGATGGAGAAGATATGACTTCTGAATTGCAAAATGGAGCAAGACATCGTGGTAAGCTTAATGTATTATATACAGATGGTTCTGTAACACATTCTCGTCCTAGTCAATTGGACCCTGCTATCAGCAACAATTCAATTCTTTGGACTCCGTAGTATTAATGGATTCTGTTCTCTAAACCGGTCTGTAAAACCGGCGAAGTAAAAGAATTAGAGCGGTTCTTCGAGTGGTTCAACTCCTCCAGAATCCATTTAAATTTTAGAAGGATGATACTGTTTAATAGGGTAATACTCTACTGTAAGGAGAGTATTATGAATACAAAAGAAAAAGGTGATAAAGCAGTAGGGGTTGCAATAGCTTACTATAGTATGTCAAACATCGAAGTGCTACTACCGATAGGTGATAAAAAACCGTATGATTTTGTTATTGATCGTAAGGGGAAGTTATTGAAGGTTCAATGTAAATTTGCTGGTCAAAAAACTCCCTATGGGATGTACAAGGCTAATCTTAGAGTAAAGGGCGGCAATCAGAGTTTTCATACTACCAAATTTTATAAGCCTGGTGATTTTGATTTGTTATTTTGCCTGACAGGGGATGGAAGAATATTCGAAGTACCATCAAAGAAGACTAACAAATTAAAGAATGCGATTACTCTTGGCAAAAAATATAAATTGCATCAAAAAAAATTGTTGTTAACATAAATGGGTAAGCGCCGCAGTTGGAGAGGCGGGCAAGACTATAAATCTTGTGGCTTAAGCCTGAGTAGGTTCGAATCCTGACGGCCCCGCCATTGGAGAATAGGGAGCATGGTGCTCAACTGGTCTTGAAAACCAGCCCAGCTACGGTTGACTGTTCGATTCGGTTATTCTCCGTTAAAGAAAGAAAGGAGATGTCATGAAACTAGAGGATATTGGATTTTACACGTTATGTGATGAGAGAGCGAGAAATGTGGATGGTACATCTCCTATGTGGAGATGCGAGATGATGTTGACGGGCAGATGCAATTTTAGTTGTCCATATTGCAGAGGTCCAAGAAAAGAATATGCAAATGATATAGATACCGCAGAAGCTATTGCTACTACAGATTTGTGGGCTGAAGATGGTTTAAAGAACATTAGATACTCTGGGGGAGAACCAACCGTACACCCAGACCTCGTAGAAATAGTTGCTAACGCCCGCGATAAAGGTATTGAAAGAATCGCATTGTCGTCTAATGGTTCGGCTTCTTTTTCTTTGTACAGCGAATTAGTAGATGCCGGTGTAAATGACTTCTCTATCTCGTTAGATGCTTGTTGTGCTTCTTACGGCGACAAAATGACTGGCGTAGATGGCGCTTTCGATAAAGTTATTTCTAATATTAAATTGTTATCTAAAATGACTTATGTAACTGTTGGAGTAGTTGCTACAGAGGATAATGTTTCTACTTTAACAGATGTTGTCGATTTTGCTCACGATTTGGGAGTAGCAGATATCAGGATCATTTCTGCTGCTCAATACAATAGGATTTTGGAAAACGTCAAGGGTTTGTCTGACGAAGTATTAGATGCTCACCCAATCTTGAAGTATAGAGTTGGAAACATCAGATCAGGCAGAAACGTCAGAGGACTTTCGGAATCTGACTGTAAGAAATGTCACTTGATTAAAGACGATAGCGTAGTTGCTGGCGGTTATCACTTCCCATGCGTTATTCACATGAGGGAAGGTGGAGAGGCTATCGGTAAGGTCGGTCCAAACATGAGGCAAGAGAGATTAGACTGGTGTGAAAGAACTAATGTCTTCGAAGATTTAATTTGCAGAAAAAATTGTTTAGACGTTTGTATTGACTATAATAACAAGAGCGAAGAATTGAAGTCGGAGTGTATTGTAGACGGGTGAAAATCACCCGTCTACAATACGTATTGTTATGAATGAAAATTATAAAAATCTGGTGCTTAAGACATACATGGACTTATATGCTAAAGGTGTAATTGCTATGAGTACTTTGATGGATTATGCTAACGAACTATATCCTGATGAACAGTATTTCAAATGGCAGGATATAGCAATATGACATATGAAGAAAAAGAACGAGTTATAGCTGCTGCTTTAGTAGAATCCAAGAAGAATAAATTTTCTTCAATGTATAGTTCTCTTGCTGATAAATTAGTTAGTGTCCAACCGATGCCTTTGCCAAAAGGTCTAATCTACTATATTTATCGTTCAAAAGATGAATTCTTTTGGCAGGATATGGAAATATGACTTTACATAATAAAATGACTGAGGCCATGTATACTTCTATATACGATTTGTATCCAGAAGTATACGACAATAAACCTATGCCAGATAAAAAGAGATTTTTAGAATTATCACTATATATCTTAAAACATGTCAAATACGACAAAGAGCCTGTTTTCGATTTGGTACGGGATTATTGTTCAGGAAATTTTATATGGATAAACATAAAAGACTAGATGGTAATTGGGAAATACATATGATATCTGCTCGTCAAACAGGTAAAACTACTTTGATGGAAGATGTAATGAAATTAGCTTTTAAGAAAATGGGCGATTATCCTGTTTCCGGTTGGTATAAGAATGGCATTAAAAAGACGGATTTTGTATGGAAAACAATGAAAATATAAAGAAACCTGAACTTTTACCATGGGGCGAAAAAGAAGATGCATTGATGCTATTAGCTAATCGGTTGCTGGTATATAAGTTTATGATAAAGTACCCTGATTGGTTTTTTTGGAGAGAAATGGTAATATGAATAAACCATATACAAATGGTGTTAAAGCATCGGAGCTTCTGCCTGTCAAGTTCTTTTATGCTCCATATATACCGCTTCTAACTACTTCTACACTAAACATTGAAGACTTGAGAACAAGAACGAAATATGGATTGAAATTATTAAAAGAAACGTTCGTTTGGAGAGAAATGACGATATGACAGAAACTGCGTCCTATGATAAATGCTATGGCGAAGAATCTAATTATTTAAAAACTATGCTACCTAATGAAAGACATCTATTAATACAATATTGGGAATCTCAGGCTTATAGTGGTAGCTACGTTGGAGATATTGGGTCAATGATAAGAGAAGAGCAGCTTAAGGTTCTTCGAAAAGGATTCTTTGAATGGAAAAAGATGACGACATAAACCCAGTTTTTGATATTAACGTTCAACATTGGACTATCAAAAGAATAAGCAATTACGAAGAAAAAGACGGTGTTATTGGAGCTAATTACTCTGTTAGATATGAACCTATAATTTTTAAATGGAAGGATATCTCTGTATGAAAACTGATGACAAACCTGTTCGCGTAGGAACTGCTATTATTCTTATTGATGATCAGAATAGAGTTCTGCTTGGTAAACGTTGTGGTAAATTCATGCCGGGAGTTTATGCTTTGCCGGGAGGTAAACCTGATTTCGGAGAATGTCCAAAAAAAGCAGTCATCAGAGAGACGAAAGAAGAAACTGGACTGAAGATATTCGATGTTCAGGAATTTACATGGATCAATAATTTTATGCCTCAGCATGATATGCATTACGTAACTCTGTTCTATGTATCTATTATCTATAGCGGTACGCTTGAAGTAAAAGAAAAAGACAAATGTGAAAAATGGGATTGGTATAGTCAAGATAAGCTTCCTAATCCTATGTGGCCAGGATTAGAAAGAATCCTAATTAAGTATTGGGAAGAAAATGGATGAGTCTTTAAAAAACCGTATAGACGAAATACTTTTTCCTAAGCTTTTATATGATATATCAGAGATGCAAGATAAAGCTCTTTTGGAAGCAATGTCGATGACTGAGTTTACTAGAAGACAAATTTCTCAGATATTCTATTCTAGAGATTTTTTCTTTTGGAAAGATATAGTATTATGATAATTGACATGGAAAGCATATAAATGGCTAATGGCGTACACCATATTCAATCTGTTTATGATCTCGCTAAACTAGATAAAAAATCTATTCGGGAATCCATAAGACTATTGGGTTTAACGGAATATAGAGCAACAGAAATATACTTTTTAGCTTTAGGAATATCTGAGGGGTGGTTTGTATGGCAAGGTATAAAGACATAATAATTGACATGGAAAGCATACAGGATTCATACGAAATAACTAAATCTTGCAATATGGTTATCTCTTTCAGTAATGACGCTTTAAGTGATTTTATCAGTCATATTGATAGACTGATAGACCCTGTTTATTTTGAATGGAATGATATTACAATATGAATAAAGGTGAATTAACGGTATTTGTCGGAAGGCATGGTTGTGTCCCAGATCAAATCTATGAAGGAGATGAAATGTATTTTCCTTGTAAAATAGAGTATTTTGTCTGGCAAGATATTACGATATGACCGAAAAAGATAAAGAAACTTTATATAGAAGCATGGTTACATACGTTGGAAAATTTTATCGTCTAGGTAGTAAATTATTTTCTATGTTTGTCTGGCGAGATATCACTGTCTAATGTCGATATTTAATATATGAAAAACGGTAGAGATTTCATTCTAGAGAAAATCATTCTAAACATGCAGAAAACTACTGCTGGAATTAATGTTTTATCTAGATGCGTTGAGAATACCTTAACAGAAGAACAGAAAAAAGAATTAATAATCAATGGATTTTCCAATGTAGAAATAAACGAATTTAACGTAGCTGTTGGATGGTTTTTGTGGAAAAATATAGAAATATGAGGCTCTGTGGCGGAATTGGCATACGCGCGGGTAGCTGAACTTAAGCCATTAAAAATCCGATATAAAGATAAAGGAGTAGATAATGGCTAATAAAAAGTACAAACGTTATAGGGATAACGATATAATAGAAGCAGCTAAAACATCTTTTTCTGTAGCTGAGGTTTTGAGAAAAATAGGTTTGGTTCCAATTGGAGGAAATTATCAAACGATAAATAGGTCTATTAAGAGGCTCGATATTGATATTTCTCATTTCACAGGTAAAGGACATCTGAAGGGAAAAACACATAATTGGACACAGCCAAGACCTTTAAATGAAATTCTTGTAGAAGAATCCACTTATAGGAATACAAGCCATTTAAGATATAGATTACTTAAAGAAAATATTTTTGAGAAAAAATGTAACCGATGTGGAAGAAAGACTTGGCTTGGAAAACCTATATCTTTAGAACTAGAACATAAAAATGGCAATAAAGCTGATAATCGTTTAGAAAATCTAGAGATATTATGTCCTAACTGTCACGCTTTTACTCCAACATATCGAAAAAGAAAAATTGCGGCGGTGTAGCCCAATGGCAGAGGCCCGGAGTTTAAGTCTCCGTAAGTGTGGGTTCGAATCCCATCACCGCTATTGAGTTATCGTTTATTAAGGAAGTTAAACTATGAAAATTGGTATTGTAGGATATGGAGTTGTAGGCAAAGCAATCGAGTTTGGTTTCAGTACACATCTCAAAAACATGATACTTATTCAAGACCCAGCTTATCCTGATATTTCTGTTGGATTAGAAAAAGTAGTCCAAGATGCTGATTTTATATTCATAGGCGTTCCAACTCCTATGACTAAGGTAGAAGGTGGCGCTATAGATACAAGGATCATGGATAGCGTTATAAAAGATATTTCTCAGATAGATGGATATGATAATCCTATCTATATTATCAAAAGTACAGTAACACCTGATAAGCTAGATGAATATGCGAAGACATACCCCGATATGAAACTTTGCATGAGTCCAGAATATCTAATAGATCGCAATCCGCTTGAGGCGTTCATTGAAGAACCAATGATTGTTATTGGCGGCGAGATAGAACATACTTGCGCAGTTGAAAACCTATTTAGAACGTATAGCGATTGTAAAACGGACAAGTATTACCATTGCGATTTAATTGCCGCTGGCGTCCTGAAGTATATGGAAAACTGCTATTTGGCTCTTAAAGTAACTTTAATGAATCAGTTCTACGATATTCTTCAAAAGTCTGGTTCTAATGATACTTGGGAAAACGTATCTGAGATATTCCATGGCGATCCACGAATGGGTAATAGTCATGGTGCTGTTCCCGGACCTGATGGCGATAGAGGTTGGGGTGGAAAGTGCGTTTTGCCTAATGCTAAAGTTAAAATTAAATACAATGAAACTATTAATGATACGACTCTATCACATGAAAAAGATAGCAAAATTGTTGAAGAAAAGAAATTGTTGTTTGGGAATAAATATAACGATATACCAGATGAAATGTATATTAGCGAATTATACAGTTATTTTCACGATAAAGGTATTAAAGAGGTTCATGTTAGTCAGAACATTATTTGGGTAGAATCTTGTGATGATGAATTGGAAGAATTAGGACAACGAGCTATTAAGGACGTAGAAGTCAGAAATATTGATGAAGATATCTATGTATTTGATACAAATAATGGGAAATTTGAATGTACGTCAGAGCATTTAATGCCTGTCTTAAGGGACGGTAAAAAAATTATAATTCAAGCTAAAGATATAAAGGAAACAGACCTATTATTCTCGAAATAAAATAGGAAAGCATTTACCACTAAATCCCAGGATAATATGATTATAAAATATTTGATTAAATCTCATGGTATTATAAATACAAAAACACAAATTGAATTTAAATGTGATCAATGTAAAGCAAAATATAGTATGGTAAATAGAAACTATTTATCTATGAAATCTAGTCCATATTACATAAAGGATTATTGCTCTAAATGTTGGCGAAAAGTCTTAAATAATCGGCCGGAGTATAAAAAAAATATGTCTAAGGCAATTAACAAGATGTATGCAGATAGGCCAGAGATTAGGGATAAAAAACGCAAATCTATGATGGGTAAAAATGCTGGTGATTCAAATGGTATGAAGCAAAAAGAAGCAAGAATGAAGGTATCTAAAACAAGAAAAAAGATGTTTAAAGATAACCCCGAATTGAAAAAATTATATTCTGAGAAAATAAAAAAAGCTTGGGCTGATGGTAAATTTGATGGAGTAAGAGTTGGACGATGTAAATGGTATGATTATAAACATTCTAATGGTAATATATACAAAGTTCAGGGTACTTGGGAATTAGCTTTTATAAAATGGCTTGATAAAAGTAAAATGGAATTCACATGTCACAGAGGAAGAATACCTTATATTATAGATGATACTCAAAGAAACTATTATCCTGATTTTTGGGTAAATATATGGGATTGTTTTGTAGATGTAAAATGTAAACATTTTTATAATGAAAAAAAGTTTAATGCTATACGAAGTAGTAATCCAGATAAAGAAATTAGGATATTATTCAAGAAAGATTTACATAAATTAGGAGTCAAATTATGAAAACTATAAAAATTAACTCTATTTCCAAAAGACCGTACAAAGGTCCGGTATACAATTTACATTTAGAAAGTGTATCTGATAAAGATGATCTTTTTTGGATAGAACAAAATACTGGTATCGTAACTCATAATTGTTTTCCAAAAGATATCAACGCAATAATCCATTATTGTGATTCGGTTCTTGGATATGATTTGGGTATTATGAAGAAAGCTTGGCAAATCAATCTAGGAATCAGAAAAGATATTGATTGGGCCAAAATCGCTGGCGCAGTTAGCGAAGATTACGAATAACCATTATTCACGGAATGTAGCTCAATTTGGTAGAGTGTCGCGTTCGGGACGCGAAGGTTGCTTGTTCAAATCAAGTCATTCCGATTTCTTGCATGAAATTTCCTCCAGTTTAGGTATAATTAAGTATGAACATAGACATGAATAGAGTGAAAGGTTTCCTTTGAAGTAACTAATTCTAAGGAGACTCACATTGTTAAGACACCTGCATACGACACAAGAGCGTAGAGAGAGTCTGCGAGGCTATTGCAGAGCGAAGCGTAACTTAAATAATCTGCCTAATTCTCGGGACGATTATTGGATTGAGTGCGACAGATGTTGGAAGAGCTATCGCAAGACTCAGTATAGAACCGTTGATAAGTTCAGAAGGGAAAAGAAAAGCAGCAATAAGTTCGCTGAACATGCATCAAGAAGAGATCATTTTCATAAAGAACATAGATGGTGTTATAGAAATCCATGCGGATATTGCCTTAAACACAACGTATGGAAAGAATATGACAGGTTGATAGATCGCAAATACAAAAGAAGAATCATTGATGTTTACTTGAAAAACAATCCAGGCAAATGGCTAGTAGATGATTACGATTCGGATTATTACAATTGGAGCAGATTTGAAGACAGCATCTTTTATGGATGGAGCGCAAAAAAGCGACATCATAGAATATAAGAGCCGGTGTGGCGGAATTGGCATACAATATTATTAAGGAAGTATGACTTTTCTGTTGAAGAAATAGATATGAGAACATTACAAGAAAAAGAACAGATATTACGTCTTAAAGCATTGGGATGGAATAATTGTAAAATAGCAAGAGAAGTTGATATACCACGAGGCACCATTCGTGATATATGTAAAAAATACAAAGCCGGTGTATCCCAATTGGCAGAGGAGACCGATTCAAGCTCGGTTTGTTGGAGGTTCGATTCCTCTCACCGGTATTATTATTACTATCTCCTTGGAATATACCTTGGAGATGGATGTATAAGTCAAGACAGAAGATGTCTTAAACTACGAATATTTCTGGACAAAAAATATCCTGTCATAATAGACGAAGTTAAAAAAGCAATTAACGTAGTAATGCCTAAAAATAAAGTTGGTATTCTTGATAAACATACTTTTGTAGAAATATATTGTTTTTCTAAGTTTTGGGATTGTGTTTTCCCTCAACATGGCAAAGGCAAGAAGCATTTGAGAAAAATCAAATTGACAAATTTACAAACTAGAAACATGGATGATAAGGCGATACTCAGGGGGTTGATTCATTCTGACGGATGTAGAGATTTGAATTGGGTAAATAAAATAAGTTATCCACGATACAGTTTAAGTAATCTATCTTCTGATATACATGAGATATTTCAAAAATCTTGCAGGAAATTAAATATAAACTACACAACAAATAGTACAGGTAACTGTACTTGGATTGCGAAGCGAAAAGATGTCAAGTTAATGGATGAATTTATAGGTTCAAAAAAATGAGGGTTCGATTCCCTCCACCGGTATTATGAAAGCTAGAGACCATCTTTATGTAACGCCTAATACAAAAGAAGATTGGATAGAGAATCATTGGAAAAATCGGTCTCTCGATTTTTTGCAATTTATATTTAGTGTATCTAGAGATTGCCAACAAAAAACTTGGATTGGTGAGTATATAGAATCTCGCTTACAATCAGAAGGTTATGAAAACCATCTAACATGGAAAGATATAGCAATATGAACGGCCATATGCCAATAAGAAGTGATATAACAGTAATACCCGGTTCTTGTTCTAAAAAGAAATTAAATTGGAAAATCACAGAAACAGTAGGAATGGTTATTATAAACGATGCTGCCATAGAAACGATAGATTTTTATTCTGGTGATCCTCTACATCTATACTGGGAGGATATGACTATATAAGGAGTTTTATTATGAGTTGGCTTATTCCTTTAACTGACAGAGCAAAGAAATATAGTATTAAATATATCAGATATTCTGGAAAAATAAACTCTAAAAAAGAAGCTAAAGAAATTGAAGATATGTTCATTAATTCTATAGCATCGGAAATAACCAAAGAAATTTATGGTGCTGCTAATGCATTCATTTGGGTAGACATGGAAATTTAAGATGGAACCATTGGTTACTAATCCGAACTATCGCCATCCCGGCGGGTGTTTTGTCGATACTTACGACAAGTACAGGAAAGAGCTTTTTTATAAATGGGATAAATTAAACGACAAAGAATTTGCTTACATAACTTCTGATATAGAAAGCATAAATATCTTATGCGGAGATCGTTTGACAGACTGGATTACAAAAGAATATAAAGGCGGTAGATTGAGCGAAAATATCTATACTTCTATATCGATGGGTGAGTCATGTCACTGGTTAAAATATTATAGAGATATGATTCGTAACAAGAATTTGTATTGGAATACAATGACATGTTAAATAAAGTATTACCAAAAATTCCTAATCCTAAATATAGAAAACAGCACGTGTTGACTGTTAGGCAATATGAAGTTTTGAGACTTGAGCTTTTTGACAAATGGAGTCAATTAGACAATGAGGTTTTCGCTCATTTGATTTCTGATTTAGATATTGGTGGTGTAAATAACGGTTCCCGTTTAGATGATTGGATAGATGAAGAGCATAAGGCAAAAAAATTGCACCCGGATATATGGGGAGAAGTTGCGGTTGGTGAATTAAAAGATTGGTTAGTATATTATAGAGATAACATTCGTGATGAAGTTTTTCAGTGGAAGAATATTTTTTGTTAAAAGCGACTATGGCGGAACAGGCATACGCCCCGGCTGATTACCGAAACATAGATAATCTATAATGGTAAGACTCCGGATGCTGACGAAGTGATTATCCTTGTGATCAGCTTTTGTAGGTTCGATTCCTACTGGTCGCGGTTAGATACAGCCTCGTGGCGGAATTGGCATACGCGCAAGACTAAGAATCTTGTTTCCTTCGGGAATTGAGGGTTCAACTCCCTCCGAGGCTATTATGTCAGATAGTAGATTTAAACTCTTCATAGGTAAAATCAAGCGACATACTTGTTCAAATAGGCATATTATATGTAGAGACATACCAACCAAACTAAGAGTTGGTTTTTCATGTTCTGGTTGCAATGAAGTATGGTCTATAAGACTCGCGACGTTGATGGTACTAGGCTCTAAAAAATACAGAAATTGGATGAGGACTACTGAATCAAGAGAAGGATTCTGTCATACGGAACTTAATGAATATAAATTCAGATGGAAAGAAATGGAGATATAATGTCTTGGAAACTTACATACTGCTTTTCTAGTGAAACTAGTAATTGGGGTAAATCGACAACTTGGCATAAATCAAAAGAAGATTGCATGGGATATATAAAACGTAATCCGTCGTCAAGAATTAAAGATGCAAAGATAATACCAATATTCGATTGGTATGTTATGGAGATATAAGATGAAAGACACTGAATATACCGCTCGCATGAAGAGAGTTCATAGTATAATCTGTGAGATAGGAATGGACACTCTGTTTGATGGGATCATAGAATTTTTAGATGATGAAGAGGATGATTATATCATCAATCTAAAATCAAAGATTCAAGAAGCTCAGGATGAGTATAGAAGCAGATACGACTAAATTGGTTGCACCCACGTAGCCCAAACTTGGCAGAGGCACATGATTTAGAATCATGTTGTTGTAGGTTCGACTCCTATCGTGGGTATTATGAAAAAGATTAAAAAAGAGTTGCTAGATGTTTGGGATGAAATGACTTTGACTGAATTGGATAAAATCCATTTTGGCTGGTATATACGTGCCGCTGAAGAAGGATTGATAAGTAGTAGAGCATTGACTGATGTAAAATTTGGACAATTAGAAGAATGGTATCAAGAATATATGTCTATAAGAAGTAAAAATTTTCATGGACATTTCTATTGGAATACAATGGAGGAGTAATATGAAAAAACTATCAAAAATTTGCGTCATCGTATTTCTTGCTGTTGTTTTGGTTGGATGCGAAGATAGACCAGTTATAGTTAATGGTTCTAATGGCAGTTCTAACGTAACTGGAGCGTTCAATAGTCAAGTAGTAAAAAACTTAAATAAACTTGATAATCTCTGTCATTCCGTTAAAATAGAGAAAGGCGGCGGGAGTTGGGTTTGTTGGGTTTACATTGACTGGGAGAAGCAAGGAACAATGAAACTGACGAATCCCGCTGCTAATGCAGATGAGCATACGTTGGATGCGGCTGTTTCAAAAGTATTAAAAGAAGTAGAACAAAGAATAAATGATGGATAAAAAAGACAAAAACGATGTTGTAATAGATAAGCATACTATTTATGAATGCGATGGAGATGAATATCTAGTGGTGACTAGAAATAAGCTTCATCTTTTTAGAGCTTTCGTCAGAACGTTGTCGTTGCTTCCTATAGAAATGTTCGAAAATATAAGCATAAATTCTATCAGTAGTATGGTAGATGTTGGTAGTTTACCAAAAGAAATTTTACATGTTCACAGGGACGATATGCATCGTTGGTATACGTATATTATTCGTCATAGAAATGATCTTTTCTCATGGAGTGATATGCAACTATGAGTATAGAAACAGAATTAAACCAAATGACATATTTCATGGAACTAGAAACCAGTGAAGATGGTTTAGTTTACATCGAAATATTATACAAAACAGGAGAATTATGTTGCAAATGGATTAGTAACGAATACTACGAAATGATGGATGAAACATGGAAAGACATCTTTTTTTGGGGAGAAATGTCAGCATAGGATACGCCTGTGGTGGAATGGCAGACACAATAAAAATATGAAGGAATTAGTTTGCTGTTGTGTAATTCTATTATATTAAGGAGAATTACATAATGGGTAACATCAAAAAAGTGGACAATAATACGTTTAGAGAAATGTTTAATAAAAGTTCTTCTGTTACAGAATTAGCAATTGCTTTAGGATATCCATGCTATTACAATGGAACTAGATTAAGTGGAACAGCTTATAGAGAAATAAGACATCGTTGTTCGGAATTAAGCATAGACTATTCCAGTATAAGCCGAAGGATTGAAATTGACGAAAATCGGCTAATTAGTGCGGTAAAATCTTCGACAAGCGTAAGGGATGTACTAAAAAAACTTGATTTACCTGTAGATAGTGGAAGTAAACATGCTCATATCAAAAAGATAATAGAAAATTTAGATATCAGCACAGAACATTTTATAGGGCAAGGTTGGTCAAAAGGGAAAAATAGGTTTAATGATAAAAGACTCGATAAACAAGCTAGATCGATGGAAGCTACTTGGGATGAATCATTTTGTAAAGGAAGTAAAACATCTAATGGAAATCTTATTAAAAGGCTAATTTTAAGTAAAAAACGTAAATATGAATGTTCAATTTGTGGATTAAATTCTTGGAATAAAAAACCATTAAGACTTAGGCTCGATCATATAGATGGAGATTCTGTTAATAATAAAGAAGATAATCTTAGGCTACTATGTCCTAATTGTGATTCTCAAACAGATACTTTTTGTCGTGGTAAAACAAAGAAGAAAAGTAAAAAGAAACAGTGGTGGGAACAACTTATATGAATTAAACATGTTTATAGTACAAGCCCAGGTAGCCCAATGGCAAGAGGCACGTGATTTAGGTTCACGGAGTTGCGAGTTCGACTCTCGCTCTGGGTAGTAAAGGAGATTTTTATGAGCGACGTAACTAGACATGGCGGATATGATTCATTTTCACCCTTACCCGGTACAAAAGAATCTATGAAGTGCAAAGTTTGCAAAGAAGTTATGGAAGTCAATAGAAATTGCAATGGCCCAACTAGCTGGACCGAAGCTATGACTAAATCCAAGCATAAACATGATCATTTCTTTTGTAAAAATAGTGGAGAAAACTGGCACGATCAAGCTTATGCATTATTAAAGTTTATAGAAGATACTCCAAGTGGGACTCTTTCATTGTTAGTAGAGAAAGAGATGAAATCGGTTATCAAGAATAAGAAGATCACCAAACATAAATATAAGAAGTCGTTTTAAGATGAAAGAAGAATTGGACATTCCGAGTGGTCACTCTTTAGTCGATTGCGAAGTAGGATTAGGACAACTTTCTGTACATCATATTCTTCGTTCTCCTGAATCTTTCTCTTTTACTTATCAATGGATAGTATCACGTGATAACAGAATTGTCATGTATCTAAAAATATTAAATTTTACTATGATGATCAAACATGGGCAATTTTTGATGCAGATGAATCATATATCGAATCAATAAAAATGCGTAGACCACATATTAATGATGCATTAACGAATGAGAGAACTATATATCTTCTAAATAAGAAGTGGTTTATGTGGGTGAATATATTAGTATAATGAAATTTATACGTTCACATGACGTTTTTGATCTGTACCTTTCTTCCGATCATTGGATTGTAAATAGAGATGGTGATTTGGAAGCATATATATATTTTAACATAACAAAGAAAAAGTATGAGTGTGATATTCGTAAAGAAACAGTTAATGATTCTTGGAATTATTTAGAAGATTGTTTCTTCGAATGCTGTGAAATAATAGAAGAAATGTATCCTAGTATGTGGATAGAATGGCAAGATATCACGGAATAAAAGAAAAGTTTGGGTTTGAAATACATGGAAGATTCTGCGATAATTCTTGCCAAGTAATTTATAACTCAGAAATTAAATCTTATATAGATTACGCTAATTCTATAGGTTATGTTTTTACTCCTAGTGAGAATTATTTCAACGAACATGGACCTTATGTTAGTATTCAAGATGCTTACGATGCATGTTGTGAATATTTGATGGAAAGAGACCGAGGTTTCTATTGGCAACCAATAACAGTATAGACTGGCCGTCGATGAGTTGGTGCGGCAAAAAAGGCGATCTAGTTCTTTACCATAAAGGAACTAGCCGGTGGATAGTGGAATATCATGATTGCAAAATGGGTTCGGTTTATGGGGACATGTTTAGCGGAGATTATTATTTTTCAGTAGATGGACTCTATAGCGAACCATCGCTTAAATTTGAAACTTTAAACGATGCTTTTGAAGCATGTTGTTTTCAAATAGATCATGAAGTACTCAATGAGCCACATTTGTTTTGGTGGCATCATATGGAGATATAATGAATGACTTTTCTTTATTCTAGATATGGTTATAGCCTTTATAAAAAAGATAATATCTGGATTGTTTCTGATAAACCAGATATTATTTATCTAACGGATTTGGCATTTATACACTATGGTGCGATCACGTTTGACAAATATAACAAACTTTACTATTATGCTTCGTATGGTAAATCTAGAGAAGAAGGGTTTCATTCATTAAATGGAGCTTTTCTAGGATGTTGCCTATATTTGTCTGGGCAAGAAGCATTTGGATGGCAAAACATGGAGATATAACATGTATTGGATAGAGAGAACAATCGGATATGGCTTTTGGGTAAAGGAAAGTCATTGGTGTCATATATCAATCAAATATGTAATTTCGTTATGGTTGAGAGGAAGTAAAGTAAAGCTTGCAAAATGGTAGAATGTGTTCCCTAAGCATTGATTAGTGATGTCTCGTTTTGTAAGCGAGGGTAAGTCGGTGCAAATCCGACAGGGAACTTATCGCCTGCGTAGCTCAATCTGGTAGAGCGCCACTCCTGTAAAGTGGATGTTGTGGGTTCGATTCCCTCCGTAGGCTTGTAGCCGCCGAAGTTCATATGGGTGAACGCCTCATTGGTAATGAGGAGGAAGTGGGTCCGATTCCCACCGGTGGCTTTATGTCAGAAAACTATGAAAATGAAAATCAAGTATGTATATCTAGCGTAGGAAACTATCATTTATTTTTTGACTCAGATTACGACAAATGGACAGTTTCTTACAGATACAAGACTATTTATACTATTAGAATAAGCGAGAAACAGGGATGTAAAGAAGGCGGGTATGATCTTTATGGTTCAGGAGCATCGGAGTGGTATGGCGACAGTTACTTTGGGTTGCTAGGTATTTTTGCTATATGTATACACAAATACGAGAAAAACACATTACTCTCATGGCAAGAGATGACAGTATAGGAGTATATCATGGCTGGAACAAAACCAATTAATCCTAGAAGAGTATTTGAGAAGTTAATGGAAAAAGCTGCATTCCGACGTATTGTAGCTGCTCCTGACGATATGATTGTTCGCAGATGTCTTAAAGAAGGAACACCAATACCTGAAAGATGTTTGCCGGGAAGATTACTTAACTCGCTTACAGAGGAAGAACGAGAAGCATTAAAGAAGTTGACTTCTGATATGGTTGGGAATTACAGAATAGATTAGTAATGAAAATTCATAAAGATTACATGAAAAGATGTGGTATTACTAAAAGTGGAGCAATTCTATATTTTTTAAAACCCTATAAATGGCTTTGGTTTTATAAAACCGGTTCACAGTCTGCGATAGCTACTGTTAGCCCTGGAAAAGGAACGTTTGGATTTGATTTTTGGGAATTCAAATTTAAAAACCCTAAAAAACCTGATTGGGTTTATCAGAATCCTCGCATAAATAGTGGAAATCTGTTTTCTGTCTTTCGTTGTTTGACTGACTTTGCTGCTTTAGGTGTTCCTATTCATGTTTTTGAAAACGAAATATTAGATTTTTATTGGGAAGAGATGTTTGTATAAGGAAGATTTGGGCATTGGCAGGCCCACTCGTTTCGAAAGCGAGCGCCTACGGGCTTATAGGTTCGATTCCTATCCTTGCAAATCCACGGGATGTAGCTCAGTTTGGTTCTGGGATATGAAGAAGGAGTTCAAACTTCTATATCGAATGTAAGTCATAAAGGAGATACTTATGGCTTACACAGATAAGAATAAAAAACTAGCTTATGATAGAGAATACTATCGTAAACATAAAAGTAAAATAAATAGTAGACGTTATAAACGAATACGAATTAGTAGAAAGATATTCAAAGAAGAAATAAATACTCTAAAGGCAAAGCAAGGTTGTAAACTTTGCGATGAAAATCATCCATCTTGTTTGGTGTTTCATCACAAAAATGATGACAAAATAGCAAATGTAGCTGATGCCATTCATTTGTCATGGTCAAGAGAAAGAGTTTTTAAAGAGATTAATAAATGTGATATTCTTTGTTCGAATTGTCATATGAAATTGCATTGGAAGTTAACACGGGGCGTGGCGCAATTTGGCTAGCGTGCTTGTCTGGGGGACAAGAGGTTGCAGGTTCAAATCCTGTCGCCCCGAGTTAAATACGGAGAATAATTATGATCGAATTTGGAAAACCAAATCTTACGCCTGGTGGAAAAAAAGGGCCGACAAAGAAGGGCCTGCTGAAGGCGAATGGCGATGCAGCCGTGCTTCGTAGTCTCCAGAAGCGAATCCAAGAACGGAAGCAAGCGGAGAAGGACCGGCTGCGGAGTCGTGGATTTATAGATCATAAAGAGTTGCGTCTTACGTATTGATTACTCGTTCTCATCCCGATTCATTCCGCTGTAGTGTGAATAGCCGAAAGTTATTATGCATAGCGAAATGGCAAAGAAGGCTTATTTGAAAATCCTATAAAAGCTGTAAAGTAACATTCGCGAGAAGCTATAAAAACCTTGAACTAAGGGAAGGGCTTAGACAGGTTTTGCAGTAAGTAAGAAGAGAGTACGAGTAAGAAATACTTGTCTCAGTAATTATGTTGAAAGCTAAAGGCAGGTAGCACGCCGAAAGCTAACGCGAATTCAAAACGGTAGTCTGGGTTCGATTCCCAGTAGCGGAGTTTGTTGTTTACTTTTATAGGAGTAGTAAGATGCCAAGATTTGACAAGACAGGACCAGAGGGCAAAGGCCCAAAGACTGGAAGAGGCGAAGGAGATTGTTCAGATAGTATGGCTGATAAGAAAAAACGTCAAGAAGATACGCTTGATGATCTAGGTGTAGGTCGTGGTGGTCGCGGTCG